CCTAAAAAAATCTCCGGAGGGATATTTTCTAGATATTTTTCAGGGCATATAGGTTTTGGTTTTTGGTTTTTACTTTTTATGCTTTTTCGCCGTCTCCTTTAGGGATATTTGTCTAGTCGGTTAACTAGAGAACAGCTCCTTTCGATTTTTACGTTTACTATATGCCCTAAAAAATATCTAGAAAGTATTATTAAACTATATGAAAGGTAGACGAAAGTATAGTGGGATTTATGTTTTATAATGCAAATCCGGATAAAGAGATGGTCGGAGATTGCACCGTAAGAGCTTTATCGAATGTTATGGGTCTAAGTTGGGATGAAGTTTACATAGGATTAGTTACTTACGGATATATTTTAAAAGACATGCCATCTAGAAATAGAGTATGGCAAGAATATTTAAACGATAATGGCTATAATAGATACGCAATTCATGACCAGTTATGGTTGCGGCTGCAACTGTTAAGGAGGTGTTCTTAATGGCTGAATTTTCAGCGAACGCCTTACAGACTGTAAACCCTGGCGAGACAGTCATTTTTACAAACGCCCCAGTTCCTTGCGAAAGAGGTCTCGTTCGTCACAGAGATGATAGTGGAAACTTTCTTTTAAGCGGATGGGTTCCGAACAATTTTTCAAAAAGATGCTGTTCCTACAGGAGAAACTGTCGGCGAGATTTCATTAGCTATTACAGTTGATGGTGCAACAGTTCCTGCCAGTGAGATGATTGTAACTCCAGCGGCTGTTGAAGAATTTGGAAATGTTAGCAGGGCAATTAATGTGCAGGTTTGGAAAGGATGCTGCGAAACGGTTTCTGTTAGAAATACTAGCGAAATTCCGATTTTAGTTCAGAATGCTAATATTATTTTTTCAAGACCTGATTTAAGACCTAGATATTAATCGATAAGGAAGGAGGAAAATCAAAATGGAATTAGATTATAAAGCTTTAGAAGCTAAAGTTGAGCATGAACTCAATGATATTCTAAAACAGCCTTCAATTAGGGGGCCCGATTTAGATAAAATGATTAAAGCCACTTGCCTTATTGATCCGCTTGAGGGTATGAAAGAAAAGAAAGAATATTCCGAATTAAATCGTGGCAGTTCTTATGGAAGAATGATGGATAGATCTTATGATTCTAGAAATTATAGCGTGATGGAGCCTCCTTTCGACCATTATGGAAATATGAGTTATGAAAGAGGAAGATCTCCGAGAACAGGCCAGTATGTTAGCAGAGGAAATTACTATGGAGAAGGAGAATATAGTTCTCATAGTATTGCTGACAGAATGGTATCCAAACTCGAAGAGATGTACGATGATGCTAAAACACCGCATGAAAAAGAACTAGTGGATACTTGGATTCGTAAGATTCGAATGGGACAGTAGTAATCCTTTCTTAGTTTAAGAATTTAAGAGGGATGAGTTTGGAAATATTCTTGTCCCTCTTATTAAAAACGTTTACGAAAGGAGTTTAAAAATGAGTTCTAAAAAAAGTCCTAGACCTCCCGCTAAAGGGATTGAAGGACGAGAGAATCAGCTAATATCTTTGGCTGTTGACTTAGCTGAAAAACAGCTTTTAGAAGGAACAGCTTCTTCTCAAATAATAACTCATTATTTAAAACTGGCGACAACCAGAGAACAATTGGAGAAAGAAAAGCTAAAAAAGGAAAACGAGTTACTCGCAGCTAAAAAAGATTCTTTAGAATCCGAACAAAGAGTCGAGGAACTTTATAAAAACGCATTAAATGCTATGAAATCTTACCAAGGACATGAAGACGAAATTGATGAGGATGACTATTATGACTAATAAAAGTTATTCTGAATTAACTCGTTTAAAAACTATTGAAGAACGATTTGATTATTTAAAAATACCAGGAAAAGTAGGAGAAGAAACTTTTGGCCACGATAGGTATCTGAACCAAATGTTTTATAAAAGTAAGAAATGGCTAAATAAAAGAGACGAGATAATAGCTAGAGATGGTGGATATGAGTTTGGTTTAAAAGAGGAAGGTAATGAAATCCCTGATGGAGAACCTATAATAGTTCACCATATTAATCCTATTACTGCTGAAGATATAGAGAATGATGATCCTAAATTATATGATAATGAGAATCTAATATCTATGACTTTGAATAGGCATAATGATTTACATTATAGAAATCAATTGTCTATTCCTCTTAAATTAGTTGAAAGAAAACCTGGTGATACGTGTCTTTGGGGAAGGAGAAAAAAATGATTAACAGTATTCTTCTTTCTATTAAAAAGATGCTAGGATATGACAAAGATTATGAAGCATTTGATACAGATATCATAATATTTATTAATTCTGCTATAAGTATGTTAACACAAATTGGTGTTGGTCCTGAAGATGGATTTAGCATTAGCGGTGCAGACGAAGAATGGTCTATCCTAGTTGGCGATAGAAAAGATCTTGAAGATATAAAAACCTATATTTATATAAGTGTTAAACTTGCGTTCGATCCTCCTGCAAATTCTTCAGTTTTAAACAGTTTGCAAAATATGAGAGATGAATGTGCATGGAGAATTTCAATTCAAACGGAGGAAAATCAAAATGAATGACAATTATTTAATGCACTATGGCATAAAAGGCCAACGTTGGGGTGTTATAAGAACTCCAGAAGAATTAGGGTATTATAAAAAAAGAGAAACCAATAAAAAAAAGTCTAATTTAAGACGACAGGTTTCTGCTGAAAAAAAATATGCTAAGACCATGGACAAATACTATAAAAAAGAAGCTAAGCAAGATTCAAAATATAGAAGAACTCTTAGTGATGAAGCTCTTAATAGTAGTATAAGACGTATGGAAAGCGAAAAAAGATTGAAAAGAGCAACAAAAGAAAATTTAAATCCTAAAAGAACCGCCGTTGAAGATTTTTTAAGTTCTAATGGAAAAAAGGTTCTCGGGACAGTTGCTGTAGGATTAAGTTTATATGCTGCTAAAAAATTAGTTTCTAAATACATAAGTAAAGAAGCGGCTAATTTAATTTCTTCTGGGGGATCTAAAAAAGATAAAAAATAAAAAAGGTGATATAGATGGCTTTATCTAATACCGCCGTACCGATTTATTATGGGCAATTTAGAGAATCTGTAATTTCTGGTGAAAAACCAGTAAATAGAGAAATCTCTATGGAAATGAACCGTATAGATAAGTTAATAAAAGATAGACGATTTTATTATGACGACAAAGCAATAAATGGTTATATAAAATTTTGCGAAAACGAATTAACTTTGACTGACGGTAGCGATTTACATATGCTCTTTAGTTTTAAATTATGGGCGGAACAAGTTTTTGGTTGGTATTATTTTGTTGAAAGAAGCGTTTATGTCCCCGGAAAAAATGGTAAAAACGGGAGATATAGAAAGCAAAAAGTAAAAAAAAGATTAACTAAAAAACAATATTTGATAATTGCCAGAGGCGCTGCTAAATCTATGTATGCTTCTGGCATACAAGCATATTATCTTAATGTTAATACTGCAACCACGCATCAAATAACAACTGCTCCAACAATGAGGCAAGCAGATGAAGTTATGTCCCCAATAAGAACTGCTATAACTAGAGCTAAAGGGCCTTTAATTAAATTTTTAACAGAAGGATCTTTGCAAAATACAACTGGTTCTAAAGCTAAAAGAGTTAAATTAGCTTCTACTAAAAAAGGTATTGAGAATTTCTTAACAGGTTCTTTATTAGAGATTCGTCCAATGTCTATTGATAAACTTCAAGGATTAAGGCCTATGGTTTCTAGCATAGATGAATGGTTATCTGGAGACATTAGGGAGGACGTCATTGGCGCAGTTGAACAGGGTGCTTCCAAAATGGACGATTATTTGATAATCGCAACTAGTTCTGAAGGAACTGTGCGTAATGGAAGTGGCGATACAATCAAAATGGAATTGATGGATATATTAAAAGGAGAATATGATGCTCCGCACATTTCCATTTGGTGGTATAAACTCGATGATGTTGAAGAAGTAGCAGATCCTTATTATTGGGTAAAAGCAAATCCAAATTTAGGAAAGACCGTTTCATATGAAACATATCAATTGGATGTTGAAAGAGCAGAAAAAGCTCCTGCAGCTAGAAATGATATTTTAGCAAAAAGATTTGGTCTTCCTATGGAGGGGTATACATATTTCTTTACTTATGAAGAAACAAAACCGCATAGAAAAAGAGATTATTGGCAAATGTCTTGTTCTATGGGAGCAGATTTATCTCAGGGCGATGATTTCTGTGCTTTTACATTTTTATTTCCATTACGAGATGGAAAATTTGGTATAAAAACTAGATGCTATATTTCCGATTTAACTTTTATGAAACTTCCTCAAGCTATGAAGTATAAATATCAATCTTTTATAGATGAAGGAAGTCTAATTGTTTTAGAAGGAGCCGTTTTAAAAATCCCAGACGTTTATGATGATTTAGATAATTATATAACAGAATCTGAATATGATGTAATTTCGTTTGGATACGATCCATATAATGCTAAAGAATTTGTCGAACGTTGGGAAAGAGAAAACGGTCCTTTTGGTATAGAAAAAGTTATACAAGGTGCAAAAACTGAATCGGTTCCGCTCGGAGAATTAAAAAAGTTCGCAGAAGAACGAATGCTTTTATTTGATGAAGATTTAATGGAATTTTGTATGGGTAATGCAGTTGTAATGAGAGATACAAATAATAATAAAAAACTTTTAAAAGTTCGTTATGAAGAAAAAATAGATAGCGTTTCGGCTATGCTTGATGCTTATGTTGCTTATAAAGCGCATGAAGATGATTTTGATTAAAGGCGGTGATTTGAATGAGTTACTATGCTTATGAAGCCAATGAAAATTTCTTAGCTCATTATGGTGTTGTTGGAATGCGATGGGGATATCGCAAAGATCCAGAAAAGGCATTTAATAAGGCGTATAAAAAATTAAGTAAATACAATAAAAAACGCGATGCTTTTACTGCTGAAAACGATTATAAACTAAGTAAGCTTGAAGCAAAAAGAAATAAAATAAGCTTAAAAAGTAATAGCTATAGAAAGCATTTAATTTCTAGATTAGATAAAGGAAAAAGTGTAAACAAATTACAAAAAAAATATGCAAAAACACTAAAGAAAATAAACAAAATAGAAAAAAAAGAAAGACCGTTATTGAATAGAAAAAAGATATCTGCCAAAGCTGGAAAAAAGGCTGATAAGTGGATAAAATCTATGAACAAGGTTTTTAATAGTAAAAAATTATCAGAAATAAATGCTGACAAAGTTAAAACCGAAAAGATTCTTTCCCAAATGAAAGATATAAATTTAACTAGGAGGTAAAAAATCAAAATGGCATCATTTAAAGATAGGCTGCAACATGCCTGGAATGCTTTTGCACAGAGAGAACCTCCTAGAAAAGTATTTAACTACTATTCTAATTCTAGTTTTTCAAGACCCGATAGAGTTAAATTGCTTCCAGCAAATTCTAAAACTATAATTTCTTCTATTTATACAAGAATTTCTATAGATGTTGCAGAAATTTTAATACAGCATGTTAGAGTTGATGATGAAGGAAATTATATTTCAAATGAACAATCTTCTTTAAATTATTGCTTAACAAAAAGAGGAAATTTAGATCAATCGGCAAGAGCTTTAAAGCAGGATTTAGTTATGTCTATGCTTGATGAAGGCGTTGTCGCTTTAGTTCCAGTTGATACAGATATTGATCCAGAAAAAGGCTCTTTTAAAATAAATAGCCTTAGAACTGGAAAAATAATAGAATGGTATCCAGAAAGAATTAAAGTTAATGTTTATGATGAACGAGAAGGAAAACGAAAAGATATTATAGTTCCAAAAAAATCTACTGTAATAATCGAAAATCCTTTTTATAACGTCATGAATGAGCCGAATTCAACATTAAAAAGACTTAATGAAAAACTTAATTTAATTGACCGTTTAGATGAAAAGACTAATTCTGGTAAATTAGATTTGGTTATTCAGCTCCCATATGTTGTTAAGAATCAAAAAAGGCAAGATGCCGCCGAGAATCGTAGAAAAGATATAGAAATGCAATTAGCTGGTTCCAAATATGGTATAGCTTATATTGATGGAACTGAAAAGATAACTCAATTAAACAGACCAGTTGAAAATAATTTGTTTGAGCAAGCAGAATCTTTGAAAAAAGAGTTGCTTTCTCAGTTAAGCATAACTGAAGAAATCCTTAACGGTACAGCAGATGAAAAAACAATGCTTAACTATTACAATCAAACAATAGAGCCTATTTTAGAGGAAATTGTAGAAGAAATAGAAGCTAAGTTTTTAACAAAGACGGCTGTAACTCAGGGACAAGCAATAAAATATTTTAGAGATCCGTTTAAGTTAGTTCCGGTTAAAGAACTTGCTGATATTGCCGATAAGTTTACTAGAAATGAGATTTATTCATCTAATGAATTTAGAGCGGTATTAGGAAAGAAACCTTCGAGCGACCCACGAGCAGACGAATTAAGAAATAAAAATATTAATTCTAGTAGCGAAGACCAATTTGCTAATGTTGGAAGTTCCGAAGAAGAAAATTCCAATACCGTAAATATTAATGATGTTTTAGGTTAAAAGGAGGAAATCAAAATGAAAGTAAAGTATGATTTTGGTGGTTATGCCACTAGAAATGATTTGCTTTGTAGCGATGGCGTAACCATCAGACGAGACGCTTTCAAGGATAATGATGGAAAAAGAGTTCCTCTGGTTTGGAGTCATAACCATGATGATCCAGAAAATGTATTAGGACATGGAATTCTTGAAAATAGAGAAGACGGTGTCTATGTATATGGAAAATTTAATGATACAGAAAGAGGTCTTCATGCTAAAAGTTTAGTCCAAAATGGAGATATTGATTCTCTTAGTATTTGGGCTAACAAATTAAAGAAATCTGGTTCTGATGTTTTGCATGGAGATATTCTTGAAGTTAGTTTAGTTTTAGCTGGAGCAAATCCTGGAGCTATGATTGATGCTCCTATTCTTGAGCATGGCGAAGAATCAGAAACAGAGGCCTGCATTTATACTGGAGAAGTCTTAGATTCGGAAGAAGGAGAAACAGATATAGAACATTCTGAAGAAACTAAAGAATCAAAAGATAAACAGGACTCTTCCGATAAAAAGGAGGAAAAAATGAAAAAAGAAGAAATTAAACATGAAGACACTTCTAAAGATTCCGATAAAACTGTAGAAGAAGTCTTTAATTCGATGACAGATGAACAGAAAGCTGTTCTTTATATGATGGTCGATGCGGCCCTCGAAGAAGAAAATAATGATGAATCCAAGGAGGATGATGACGAAGTGAAACACAATGCGTTTGATGAGTCAACAAAAGACAACGAAAATGTTATTTCCCATGCGGAAATCGAAGCAGCCATTAAAGATGCTAAAAAGCATGGTTCTATGAAAGAGAGCTTTATCGCTCATGGAATTGACAATATCGACTATCTTTTCCCTGATCCTAAGACTTTAAACAACCCGCCCGCGTTCATTAAAAGAGACACCGGATGGGTTGCTAAAGTAATGAGCAAAGTTCATAAGTCTCCTTTCTCAAGAATCAGATCAATCTTTGCTAATATTACTGCCGACGAAGCAAGAGCTAAAGGTTATACTAAAGGTAATAGAAAAACAGAGGAAGTATTTACTCTTCTTAAGAGAAAGACCGGCCCCACAACAATCTATAAGAAGCAGGCTTTTGACCGCGACGATATCGTAGACATTACAGATTTTGATGTAATTGCATGGATTCGTAGTGAGATGAGAATAATGCTCGATGAGGAAATCGCTCGTGCAATTCTTATCGGTGATGGAAGATCGTCAGCTAGTGACGACAAGATTGATGAAACACATATCAGACCTATCTGGACTGACGATGATCTCTACACAATCAAAGCTCAGTTTGCTCTTGCAGCAACAGATACTTCTGATGATAAGGCTAAGAAATTTATTAACACTGCTATCCGTAAGAGAAAACTTTATAAAGGTTCTGGTAGTCCTGACCTTTATATTACAGAAGATATGCTTTGTGATATTCTTCTTCTCGAGGATCTCAATGGACGTACAATTTATGAGACTGTTGATTCTGTTGCAAGAAAGCTTCGTGTTAACGAAATTATCGAAGTTCCTGTATTTGAGAATCAGACAAGAGAAGACAAGGGTGTGACTTATACTCTTGAGGGTATTATCGTTAACCTTGCAGACTATAACGTTGGCGCAGATAAGGGCGGCGAAGTTAATATGTTTGATGACTTCGACATTGATTACAATAAGCAGAAGTATCTTATGGAGACTCGTTGCTCTGGCGCATTAACGGTTCCTTATTCTGCTATCGCGCTCGAATCTTATGCAGCTTCTTCTAGCACAAGCGAAGATTCTAATTCTTAATAATTAATGGCTAGATTTTGCGGCAAAGTCGGTTACGTAGATACAATAGAGAAGTCTAAAGGGGTCTTTGAAGAAACTGTCGTAAAAGAACAAATCTATTACGGAGACATATTTTCAAATAGAAAGAAATCTGAAAAATCGGATTCTTTAAATGATAATATAAACATAAACAATTCAATAAGTATTATGGCGGATGCGTATGCTTATAATCATTTTTTTCTAATAAAATATGTTGAATGGATGGGTAGTCTATGGAAAGTAACCGACGTAGAAGTCCAAAGGCCCCGTTTAATTTTAAATATTGGGGGTTTATACAATGGCATCAAAAAATAGAGAAGATTTGCATGATATTTTAGTGGAAATCCTCGGTTCAAATGCTGTTTATTTTCAACCCCCGGCAACAATCAAAATGGAATATCCTTGTATAGTCTATTCTTTAGTAACAGAAGATTCAAGGTTTGCCGACAACATTCCTTATTACCATAAAAAGCGTTATAAGATAATGCTAATCGGAAGGGACCCAGATACGGATATTCCAGACAAAATAAAAATGTTACAAAGTTGTACTAGAGAAACTAGATATGTTGTTGACAACTTGTACCACGATGTTTTTTATTTATATTTTTAAAAAAGGAGAGATTTTATAAATGTCTAAACTTTTATGGGACCAGACTGGCGAAAGAGAGTATGAGACTGGTGTCAACCATGGTGTTCTCTATCCCCAGGTTAATGGTGCATATCCTAAAGGAACAGTCTGGAATGGTCTTACTGGAGTAACAGAAAGTCCTAGTGGCGCCGAAGCCAATGATATGTGGGCCGATAATATTAAGTATGGTTCTCTTCGTTCTGCGGAAACATTTTCCGCTACAATTGAGTGCTATACATATCCCGATGAATTTGCCGAGTGTAATGGCGAGACAGAAATTGAAACTGGAGTTAAGATTGGCCAGCAGAAAAGAACACCTTTCGGTTTTTCTTACAGAACCGAAATTGGTTCAGATGCGAATGCCGAAGAAGGCTATAAGATTCATTTAATTTATGGTGCTACAGCATCTCCTTCTGAGAGAGCTTATACCACTATTAATGATTCGCCCGAAGCCATTACTTTCTCTTACGAAGTAGACACAACTCCGGTTGATGTTCCTGGATTTAAACCGACGGCATCACTTGAGATTGATTCTACAAAAGTAAGCGAGAATGGAATGAAAGCGATTGAGGCTGTTCTTTATGGAACAGATGCTTCTGAAGGAAAAGAGGCGACAGTAGCTCGTCTTCCGCTTCCCGCAGAAGTTGCTGATATTATTTCCAAAGCTGGCTAAAGTATTTTTCTAATATTTGTTTTTAGAGGCCCTATGCAATAGTGTAGGGCTTCTACTTTTTTAAAAAATGAAAGGAGTTTAATTATGCTTATAAAACCGATTACATATGAAACATTTGATGGAGAGACTATAACTGAGGATTTTATGTTTAATTTAACAAAAGCCGAAGTTGTCGAAATGCAGGTTAGTAAAGCCGGAGGTCTCGATAAATATATTGAAAGAATTATTAAAGAAAAAGATTTAAAGAAACTTGTAGAGTATTTTAAGGATCTTATTAGACGTTCTTATGGTGTAAAATCTGATGATGGAAAAAGATTTATTAAGAATGACGAAATAAGAGACGCTTTTATGCAGACAGAAGCTTATTCTAATTTATTTATGGAATTGGCTACAGATGATGACGCAGCAGCAAAATTTATTAATGGTATTATTCCTAAGAAACTTATGGAAGAAATAAAGAAAATGGAATCTGAAGGAAATATCACAGAAATTAAAAAGTAATTTAATAAATTGTTAATTTTTAGGAGGTGAAAGGAATGCTCGAATTAAAAATCGATAAAATGGAATTTTTTGATGAAGAAAAAGAAGAATTCATAGAAGTTAAGCCTTTGGTTTTAAAATTAGAGCATTCCTTAATCTCATTATCAAAATGGGAATCAAAATGGCATGTTCCCTTCATAAATAACAAAAATAAAACCCCAGAACAGGTCGTCGATTATATAAGATGCATGACTTTGAATAAAAAAGAAATAGATCCATTAGTATATGTGTATTTATCATCAGATAATATAGACAAAATAAATTCTTATATAGACGATTCTATGACCGCTACTTGGTTTAACGAGAATAAAAAAACATCGAGAAGTAGACAAAATATAACATCTGAATTAATTTATTATTGGATGTGTGCCTACAATATACCATTTAGTTGTGAAAAATGGCATATTAATAGATTATTAACTTTAATTAGGATTTGTAATGAAAAAGAAGAAGGTTCTAACAAAAAGATGAGCAAAAGAGAAATAATGGCTCAAAATAGATCTATTAATGCTGCTAGAAGAAAAAGATTACATAGTAAAGGTTGATTTACATGACAGAAAAAGAATTAAGAGAAAAACCAGTAAAATGGATTAAGAAATTTTTAGGAGCTCCTAAAAACGGCTCTAAACATCAAGAAATTTTAGATACATTTAATAATTCAGGTCTTTATCCTCGTTATAAGATGAAATTAAGTGATCCTCATTGCGCGACAACTGTTTCTGCTTCTTTTATAGCAACTAAATTAACTTCAATTTTTCCGTGCATATCATGCTCTTGTGGGGAAATGATTGAAAAGGCTAAAGCTGCTGGTATTTGGGAAGAAAGAGATAATTACGTTCCTAAAGTCGGTGATTTAATTCTATATGATTGGGATGATTCTGGGAAAGGCGACAACAAAGGTGCTCCAGAACATATTGGCATAGCTGCTGAAATAAATGGAAAAAAGTTTGTTGTTTATGAAGGAAATACGGTACATTATGCTGCCGGAACAAGAACCATGGAAGTAAACGGCAAATATATAAGAGGATTTATATGTCCTAATTATAAAAAATTAGCAGATGATCCTAAAATTTTAGATAAAAAAGGTTTAAAAAAAGGTGATAAAACAAGAGGAGTATTTGCATTGAAAGAGCTTCTCTTAATCGCATACAAATTAGGAATAACCAAATACAAAGTAGATGAAAATGCTACTTTTGGTTCCGGAACAGAGAAAGCTGTAAATGAAATTTTAGGAAAATCAAAATGGAATAAAACTGGAATTGCTGGAAAGAAATTTATAAAGCATTTATCCAGTTTGATTAAGAAGAAAATATGAGTATAACCGTAAAAGGTAATTTTAATAAAACTGAAAGTTTTTTATATGGTTTTAAAAAACACAAAGTAAACTACTATCTTATTTTAAAAAAATACGCACAAGAAGGCGTTAAGGCTTTAGCTAAGTATACTCCAAAAGAAAGTGGAGAAACCGCAGAATCTTGGTATTATGAAATAGAACAAAATAAAGATAGTTATGTAATATATTGGAATAATAGCCATATGACAAAAAATACATCTATAGGCTCTGTGGCTTTGCTTTTGCAATATGGCCACGGAACAAAAAACGGCGGGTTTGTAGAAGGAATTGATTATATAAATCCCGCTTTGCAAGAAGTTTTTCAAAAAATGGCTGATGAATTATGGGAGGGTTTGATTAAGTGAGCAGACAAGTTGAAGAACGCGTTGTAAAAATGACGTTCGATAACGAAAAGTTTGAAAAAAATATGGATCAAACACTCAAATCTCTAAAAAACTTAGATAAGAGTTTAAATTTAGATAAAGCTAGTGAAAAATTAAAAACTTTTGAACAAGTTGGTAACAACATAAAGTTTAATGGCCTAGAAAATACTATATCGAAAGTTAGCGATAAGATAACCGCATTAGATGTCGCCGCGTTTAGCACAATAGACCATGTAACAAAAAATGTTCTAAAAGCTACAGAAAAAGTAGTTTCTGCGGTTCCAAAAATGGTAACCGAAGGTGGTTGGAACAGAGCTCTTAATATCGAGCAAGCAAAATTCCTATTCGAAGGAATGGGGCAAGATATAGAAAAAAGCATGGCAAGTTCTTTGCAAGCTGTAAAAGGAACCGCATATGGATTGGATGAAGCGGCTAAAGTAGCATCTCAGTTTGGAGCTTCAGGAATAAAAGCTGGAGAAGAAATGACAACTTCTTTAAGAGGAGTTGCTGGTGTTGCTGCCATGACTAATTCGTCGTTTACAGAAATCGGACAGATATTTTCGTCTGTTGCAGCTAGAGGAAAAGTGTATGCAACGGATATTAACCGAATTGCTGTCAGAGGTGTTGCAGCAAATGAAGTATTAGCCAAATCTTTAGGTGTTTCAACTAGTAAAATAACTGAAATGACTAGAAAAGGTCAAATAAGTTCAAAACAATTTATTGACGCTTTTGCTAAAGCTTTCGGAAAGCAAGCAACTAAGGCTAATCGAACATACACTGGTTCATTAGCAAATATGCGAGCTGCATTTTCAAGACTGGGCGCGACTGTCCAGGGAACTAGGCTTGAAAATTTAAGAAAAATATTTAATAGTATAACCCCTGTTGTTGATAGATTTACTGAAAAATTAGATCCTATAATTAAGAAAATAAATAAAGCTGATACAGCTTCTAGAAAATTTACAACTTCTTTCTTGAAGTCGACTAGAATAGTTGGCGGAAAATTAAAAGATGGAAGAAAAATACAAGGGTTTGTATCAAATATTTCTGAAGCATTGAATGGTTTCAGAAAATATTTATGGACTTTAATTCGTCCTATAAGAAACGCATATAACGCTGTGTTTGGAACAATAACTGGCCCAAAATTAGCAAAAAAATTAAACTCTGTAGCAAGACGTTTAAATAAATTCTTTAATGGCGCAAAAAATGGTGCTAAAAGTTTGGCAACAAGCGCTAAGCCATTAAGACAGATATTTAAGGGTATATTTGCTGCGATTGATATAACTTATAGAGGCGTTAGAAGTTTTTCTAAAGTTATATTTGGTTTATTTAAAAATATACATTATCTTTTAACTGGAACTAGAAAATTAGGTTCCGGTTTTAGAAATTTATTTACAAGTATACGTCCGGTATTCAACTTTATTTATAAAATGGACGTGCTTTTTAATAAACAAGATAGTGCCATAAGCAAATTGGGTTGGCGATATGCATATTTAGCCCAAGAAATTAAAGGTTTTAAAAATATTATAAGAGAATACTTATTTATATTTGGAAAAACTTTTAATTCTGCGATAAAGGGGATAAGAAAAAGTTTCGACGCCCTTTCAAATGATACTTTTAAAAAAGTCGGAAAATCTATCCGGGATGTTTTTAATATAAAAGATCCGAATAAAATGGCTGATAAGTTTGCTCGAGTTAACGATTTCTTATCTGGTAAATTAATTTCTTTTAGAGAAGTCATGGAAAGTTTTTCTAAAACTATGGATAAACTTCCTGCAAAAATAAAGAAATTAAGAAAATCTTTTATGAGTATAGGTATCATAAAAAGTATTTCTAAAGATTATGAAGCTTTTAAAGAATCTCTTTCTAAAAAACTTGATATGGGCGGAAATCTTTCTGCTTTTTCTGTTTTTGGAAAAATAGTTTCAACTATATTTAAAAAAGCTTATGATGTAGTTTTAAATTTCTTTAATTTATTTTCCAAAGATAGCAAGAATAACGGATATACAAAATTAAAAGAATCGTTTGGATCTATTGGGGATGGCTTTAAAAATGTATTTAATTCTATAAAGAGTACTTTAGAACCTTTTGGCCAATATATAGCGAATTTCTTTGATCGTTTCTTCGGAAAAAATGATGTATTTTCCGGATTAAGAAGTTTGACAAAATCATTTACAACAACTGGCTTTGGCGTGCTGTTGTTCCAAATGAGTAAAGGTGTTAAGAAATTAAATGAAGAAGGAACATCTTTAGGAAAACTTTTAAAAGCTATTTCTGGAACATTTGGTGGATTAACAAAATATTTATCCGCAATGCAGAAAGCTGTAAAAGCGGATATTATAATGAAAATTGCTAAAGCTGTGGCATTGTTGGCCGCTTCTATTGCTGTTTTAGCATTTATACCTGCTGAAAAATTAGCGCAGGCAGGAACAACGATAGTCGCTATAATGATTGGTTTAGCTTATGCTATGAGAACAATAACTCCTTCATTAAACCAATTTGGAACAGGATTATTACAAATTAATAAAAATGGATTATCAACTTCTGGCTCTGGAGCGATGGGACCATTTGCAGGTTTAGCCTCCGCATTGATAGCCTTTGGCGCATCGGTTCTTTTAATATCAATCGCTGTTAAAAAATTAGGAAAAATGAATCCCGATCAGCTTGAGCAAGGCATTAAAGCAGCAATGTCTATTTTAGGAGCAATGATGGGATTTTCTAGTGCTATCCTTTATTTTGAAAAAGAATCGGCAACAGGCGGAAGTGGAAAAGATTTCAAAAACGGTTTTGAGAGAATAGCTTCGGCTATGAAAGAAATGTCAAAAGCTTTAGTTATTTCTGCTGTAGCTATTCGCATGATTGGTAGCATGGATCCCGTTCAATGGGAAATGGGCTTACGCGGAGCGATTTTGATGTTAGGAATGTTTTCTGCAGTATTATGGTTTCTTGGAAAATTTGTTTCTGGAGATTCAGTCGCTCCTGTTAATTTATCTAAATATGGATTAAAGAAAACTGGAAAAATTAAGTGGGGATCTATAAAAGAAGAGGTTAAAAGCAAATTCGAAATTATGGCTAAGGCTATGAAGACAATGGCCAAAGCTTTAGTTATTTCTGCTGTGGCTATTCGCATGATCGCTAAGCTGGACGATAAGCAAATAACTAATGCTCTTACAGGGCTTGGCGGAGTATCTTTACTTTTTGTCGCTATTGGTATTATGTCTTCTAAACTAACATCTGATGATGTATTAAAATTATCATCGGTGATAAAAGCTTTTGGTATATTTTCATTAGCACTAGTGGGCATTTCTATAGCGGTTAAAAAGTTAGCATCTTTAGATGATGCTGGATTTTTGAAAGCTTTGGATATGATTGAGATAACTAGTGTTATATTTGCAGGTCTAAGTTTGCTATCAAAAATAATGGATCCTGCGCAAATGAAAGCAATGTCTACTGGATTCCTGGCAATGAGCGTATCATTGTTTATAATCGCTATGGCCTCTAAGAAACTTTCAAAATTATCTTGGGATGATATAGGAAAAGCTTTAACTATATTTGTAGTAGCCTTGACAGCAATGGTTGCTGTATCATATGCTTTGGGCCCTGTTGTGGTAGTACTCGTCGCATTTGGTGCAGCTTGTTTCTTAATAGGAACTGCTTTATTAGAAGCTGCTTTAGCTATAGATATATTTGTAAGAGCTTTAAAGAAAATAGATAAAATAAATAATTTTGAAGAATTATTCAATAGATTAATGGAATTTCTTCCTACTATGTTGGGAAGACTCATTGGCGCCGTAATATCAACTATCGTCGGCAGTATACCTTATATTGTAGACCAGTTGATGGATACATTAATTCTTATTTTAGAATCTTTGGCTGAAAAATTACCAAAAATAGTCACTTTGGCTGGAAAATTGTTTAGAGGCTTAGTTAAAGCTATAATAGGAGCCTCAGCACAATTAAACCCTGCGGAAGTTTTAACTGTTATATTCTCGATTAGTGTTATGACAGTAGTGATGCAGATGCTTGCATATTGTGGAAAATTAGCTAAAGATGCCATAAAAGGAATTGCCGTATTAGGTGTAGCTGTTGGATTAATGGTTGTTTTATTTAAATTCTTACTCACAGATAATTCAGGAGAAGATGTTCTTAAAGCCGCTTTAGGATTATCTGCGGTTATGTTATCCGTAGTTGCTTTAATGGGAGTTTGCGCATTAATGTCTGCTGTTGGTGCCGCAGCTTTAGCAGGTTTAGGAACTATAGCCGGATTTATAGCGGGCGTCGGAGCAATATTGATAGCACTTGGATTGATAAGCAAAATACCATTTGTTAAAGAACTCATAGATTCTGGCGGAGCTTTACTAGAATCTATCGGTAATGCTTTAGGAAGATTTATAGGCGGATTTGTCGGTGGAGTACTTGGCGGATTATCGAACGCTCTTCCGGGAATAGCTAGTAATTTGTCGGCATTTATGAATAACCTAGGCGATTTTTTATCTGGGTTAGAGACTATAACACCGGATATGGTAAAAGCCGCTTTAGGACTTGTCGATATAATCATGGCGTTTACTGCTGCTTCATTAGTTAATGCTATTGTCACATTCTTTGGCGGAAAAGACATTATGTCTAATATGCAAAAATTTGCAACAGGACTTGAAAAATTAGGTCCCTCTTTACAGAAATTTTCAAATTCGGTGGATAAAATAAGTCCCGCAAAAGTACAAGCCGCAGCTCTTTCTGCAAGAATGTTATCCGAAGTAGCTAATAATCTTCCAAAAAAAGGCGGAGTTGTTCAATGGTGGATGGGAGAGTCTATAGACTTTGATACATTTGGAAAACAAATGGAAGGTCTTGGCGAATCTCTTGCCAAGTTTATGGTGCAGACCGCTATTGTTGACGTTAAAAGAATGGAGACCGTAAGCAAAGCTACTGAGTTATTTGTAAAACTTATTAATGCTATGCCTAATACTGGCGGAGTCGCTCAATGGTTTACAGGAGAAAAAACGGCTTTAAGTCAATTTGCAAAAATGTTACCAGATTTAGCTCAAGGTTTAGTTCATTATGCTGATATAATGACTAATGGATTCCATTTGCAAGAATTTCATTATAAAGGTTTAAACGACAAGAGCCTTGAGAAAATGAAAAAGAGTTTAGAGGCCGCAAAAGTTATGGCCGAAATAGCAAATTCTCTTCCTGAGGATAAAAGTGGTAGTGTATTGGGGTGGTTTACTGGAAACAAAACCCCATTAAAAACATTTGCAAATATGCTTCCTACGTTAGGAACTGGATTAGCTGGATTTGCAGCTAATATTGGAGATCTTGATGATAAGAAACGTGAACAGATGTCAAAAGCATTGGATTCGGCTAAAGCCTTGGCTTCGTTCGCTAAAGAGCTCCCAAATGACCCAGGAATCGTATCAACTTGGTTTAGTGACGACAATAAAATGTCACTATCAACATTTGCTAGCCAACTTGGAGATTTAGGCGACGGGCTAGTTGACTTTGCCAATAAAGTTGGAGACCACTGGGAAGTAGATTATCTTAGCGGTTTTAGTAATGGCGGAGTTAAAACTTTTGTAGAAGGAATAAATTCCGAAAATATAAAAAAAGCTGCAGAAGCTTTAACAACTTTATCAAAGCCTATTACAGATTTAGTAACATCTGCTGAAGGAAGCGAGTTAGAAAGTGTAAAAAATATTGTAGAGTCTTTGTCTACTTTAAACGTTACAAAATTTGCTAATGAATTAGCAAACGAAGATAACATGAAAAGTATACAAGAGTCTGGAAAGAAGCTTTCGGAAGCACTTGCAAATGGTGTTGAAAACGGTCTCGGTATAACAAATTCTGGTAAGAAAGATGCAAAGTCAACAGTTGCTCTTAATATAGCGCTTGCATTCTGTCAGTCTATGTTACAAGGAATGAGAGATTATTTAGGCAATGGAAATGATGGCGAAAATCCATTTATTCCTACCGCTATTGCATTTGCCAAGAAGATTGAAGCTGCTTTTAAAGCAGATAAGGCAAAAACCGAATTTGAAAAGATAGGTAAAAACATTGACAATGGAATAGCTAATGGAATGCTTAATAAAGACAATCTCAAGAAAGTTAAAGACGCTGCTTCTAAAGTGGGAGATACTGCGAAGAAGGCGACTAAGAAATCTTTAGAGCAAAGATCTCCTTCAAAAGCTTATTGGCGTTTTGGTTTAAATAACAACTTAGGATTATCTAATGGAATGATGGACAATTTGTCTATTGTTCGTAAAGCATCTTCTGCTGTTGGAACAGAATCTATAAATAGTCTTTCTAATTCAATGGACAAAGTTTCAAATATTCTTTCATTAGACATCGACCCGAACCCGACTATTTCGCCAGTTCTCGATTTGTCTAACATTCAAAATGGAAGCAAGTTGATAGACACTATGCTGAATCCAGATATGTTATCTTTTGGAAATGGAATAAATGGTTCGGTATCATTCAGAAATTATGATAAATCTGCTCCTAAGACTCCTGATACTTATAATGATTCGAATGTATTATCTGCTATAGATAACCTCAATTCAAATGTTGGTTCTCTAAACAATAGTATGTCGAATCTTAAAGTGGTAATGGATTCTGGAGAAGTTGTCGGAGTAATAGCTCCTAAAGTCGATAAAAACTTAGGACGAGTTGCTGCATTAAAAGAAAGGGGTATTTAATTGTATCATTCAATATCATTTTGGACAAAAGATCAGGATACCTCTTCTGGAGGTAGAAACACTTGGGCGAGTTGGAGATTGATTCCTTCTTCTCGTCCATATATTGCTCCGCCATCTCAGAAAACTGTTTACGAGGAAGTCCCGTATGCCAATGGTGTGCTGGACTTCTCCGAATTTGGTTTAGAAGACGGCGTATTTAATAACAGAGAAGGCTCTATTGAGTTTACTGCCGTTAACAAAAATACATATGGTTTTATAGAAGGATATAAGCGTTCAAATGATGGAAATAAAATGTCGCTTCTTTCTATTGAAGGCGATAGAGCAAGTTCCGATAATATACTTGACTGGGATAGAGAATATTCCGAAATTATGAACTATCTTCATGGCGAGATTCGCAAAGTTGTACTTGAAGATGATCCAAGTTTCTATTATATAGGACGACTTGAAATGGAAGATTTGTCAAGCGAAGATTACGCAACTAAGTATTCTTTAAACTATAATCTTGAGCCTTTTAAAAAGGTCCGTTTTACTCCTGCTAATGTTGATAAACTTTTATGGGATGCTATAGATTTCGAAGCAAATCTCGATGTGCTTGGACTAAAAAATGTAACTTTAAGATCTGGAGATTTTTTTGAAACGACTTTTTCAACCTTAAGAAATACAATATATCCAGATATTACGGTTTCGTCATCATCAAATCAAACAAAAGATATTGCAACGATTAAAATAACAAACGATAATGGATCTTATAAAGAGATTTCATTAAACAAAGGAAAAAATAAAGCCGATTCCGGAATAGGAAATTTATATTTTAAAGGAATGCAGAATAATTTAAATATTCAGATTACAAATGAATCAAAAGGTATTTTGACGTTCACCTTAGATTATTGTTTGGAGGGATTATAATTGGGTTCTCAAAAATATAGCATTTATTTTTACCCAAATTCAATTAAACATCCAAATAAAAAATATCTATTTTGGGATTCGAGTTCCCCGTTAAAAAAGCATGTGCTTCATCCAGATTTCGAAGTCGAAGATAGAGTTGAATTAAAAATATTATCGGCTAGTTTAGATTTGGAAGTTAGCAAGGCAGGAAAATTAGAAATAGATTTACCATATTCAAATCCGTTCTTAAATCTTAAAATTGATGGCGAACCTGTTTTAAAAGAAAAAGTTACAAGATTTTATGTTAATAGGACTGATAGTAATGGCAATACTACAACTTTGTGGTGTGGAAGACTCCTTTCTAAACAAAGAAATTTCTATAATGGAATAAAACTTACTTGTGAGGGAATGCTTACTTATCTACTTGATGTTGTTCAGAGACCTTATGACTTCGAGACAATTGCTGATTGGTGGAGAGAGCACGACGAATTAAATCCGCCTCCGGCTGGAGTGCCAATAGGAGGAATGTCTCTTAATATTTATATTGAATATTTAAAGAATCGTTATAATAATCAAGCACAAAATGACAAAAAGATTATAACTGAGATAAAAGGTGATGTGGAAGAAATCACTGAAGAATCTATTAACAAGAAATTCAAAATGGAAGAATATTCTAATACGTATAATGAATTAGTAAATAACGTTATTCCAACATTTGATGGTTTTGTGATTACTGAGTATAACCCTGATAAAGATATTAATTCGAGAAACAAAATAATTTTCTGTACAAACGAAAATGGATATAAAAATTCTAAGCAATCTATAAATTTTGGAAAAAATCTATTAGATTTTACAGAAAATATTTCTTCTGAAAATTTATACACTAGAGTTATACCTTTAGGCGATACTTATTCCGAAATAGAAAACTATAGAAGAAAAACTTATGAAGTATGGGCTAAAGAAAGAAAAAAAGATGGCCACGAAGAACCTAGTTGGGAAGATAGTGGATATGCCATGAAAGATGATGTCGATCAAAATACTAAAATTGGCATAAACGCTTATGTTAATGGAAAGCCTCAGATTAATTTTTATTGGAAAAGCAAATGGTATGATAAAACATCTGTTGAACTACATGACGTTGAAGTTCCTTCCGACACAATTAGCGATAATGATACTGAAAGTATTTATGGAAAAAATACCACAGCTGTTGCTTTCGATATGGGCAAGATTTTAAAAAATAAAAAATATAAAAGCAAGAAAATAGAAAATAATGCGGGGCTTAAAAGAATGCCTGAATCAGAAAAAGATTGCAATAATTTGTTAAAAATGTACGTTAACAAATTGAAATCTAAAGGAGAAAAATGGCTAAAGAAAAATAATAAACTTAATGTGGAATTAACTGTTAGTGCTATAGATCTTGCTTATTTATATGGAGAAGAATATATAGATATTGGCACATCAGTAGAATGTATTTCCAAACCGCATGGATTAGACTCTAAATTATTATGTACTTCAGCTAGTTTAGATTTAGTAAATGTTAATAAGAGTTCATTTACACTAGGCGGAAGTTTTGATGCACTTACAGATAAATCTGTTAAAAATAAAGAAAGATTGGGAAAAGCATACTCGATAGCTTCGAGTAATTACTAGTAAAGGAGAGAAGAAAATGGCTAGTACTTTAGAAACATATTTAAACAAGATAAAAACAGAACGCTATGCTAAGGATATGCGCAACGATATTATTGAGGCTATAAGACAAGCATCCAGAATGGGGCCATCTTCCGGTGAATCTGGAGGCTCATCTGGCAATATTAACTACGATGAACTCGGATCCGAGATGGGTTATATTCCTTATATTTATGCGAACATGTATGATGGCGTTCTTTATGATATAGACGATTTTAAGTCTGCGGATTTGGGTTCTCCGGCATTATATAGAGAACTTGGAAACTTGCCTTTATATATGCCCGATGGAACAAAATTCAGAGTTAAAATCGATATAACTGATGGTCTACAATATGGCGAAGATGGACAAGTTAAAGTAAATTTAAGTTGTTTTACAAAGACAAATAAATCTGGTTATAAATATACTTTTGCAATTAATCCAAAAACTACTCCGAATTTTGTTTCCGGGTGGCTCACAAGTTTCGGTGACATGGAAAGTATTTTTATTAAAGAAGTTATAAATAGTACTCAAGTTTCAGCAGAACACCACTTTGGATATGAAATAAAAATAGAATTAGTTTCTCCTTCCAAAACAAATGCAAAATTAAGATATATACTTGGTGATAAGTTTTTGGATCAGAGCATACAGACAGACCACGATGTATCTCCGGATGATCCTTCAAACAAAAGCTTCATTTTCAAACCAATCTACAATTTGGTTAGTGGATATAAGTATTATTTCAAAGTTTCTGTTACTCCTAGTTCTGGATATACAGTTGAGAATAGCGAAATTGCGAAACTTTATTTATATAAAGCCGGAGAAGATTATACATCCGGTCAGTATGTTGTTATTAAAGATACTGCATCACAGACATTAGATTTAACTTCATCTGGTGACTGGTCTGAAGTTCGTTTAGAATATTTAACAATGCCTAGCGGAATTTATGAATATGATCCTTTAATCAAAATAGAAGGATTCCCTTATTCAGAGGGCGAGAGTCCTTCTCCTAGCGATTACAATATTGGCGAGCATGGCGAGGAAATAGAAGCTATGGACTTTATTAAATTTATTCAATCTGACGGATCATCATATCCAAATAATAATCATTTGAATCTCATGGTTCTTCCTGGTTCAAGCAGTATATACGGCGAAATTTATGATACATATGATACGGATACTCATTATGGAGTATATCATAGATCAATAATTACTGGCGGAACTATTGAGAAAATTGAATTCTACGAAGATCTTATTACTGGAGATAAATTTGTTAGAACTTGGAAATCTGGAGTTCAGAGCGATTGGACTAAACTCAGCATTCCATATGGTGCAATTAATTGGGAGCAGTTACATCCAGATGTTGTCATTACTATAACTAACAAGATCGAACCTTATGGCGTTATAGGAGCCATAACCGATGTCGATGATCTCAATGTTTGGTATTATTCTCAACCAAATCAGGTATATTATCTGTATTTAACTGCTCAGGCTTCAAATTACTTTGGTGTGCCTAATGGAACATTAGCAGAGGTTAAAATGGATTATGCTGGTTCTATTTCAGAGCAAGGAGTAGATACCAGACAGCGCTACATGACTTTCCCCGAATACAGCGGAGTTAAATGGGTTCAGGATGTAACTGAAGTTGGCCATCAGCATAACCCAGTATTTAGTGGAGGAGTTTGGAGAAAATCTGAGAATTATACATTTGGAAAGAAGCCGATGTATAGTTTCTCAATGAATACCAATGGATCTATTACCGGATACAATAATTTGACTTCTATGGGAACTGGTTCGCTAGCTGGTTCATATAAAGTATATGTAGCTGAGAAAGTTACAACTATATCTTCTGGTTTTACGACAACGTCTCCTAATTTAACAGATATTTATGTCGATAACTATGCGGAAAATATTAATATTGATTCATCGATAACTTCCAGCGCAAGCATAACAATCCATTACAGAAACGATTTTAATGTTCTCGATTTAATAATTCCGAATTTGATTACATTAAATCAAAATGGAAGTAATTCATAAATAGGAGGTTTGTATTTATGGAATTCAGTAAAGAATTTATCAAGGCGGCTCTTATCCGAGCTATTAAAACTGCAGCACAGACAGCGTTAGGTATGATTACGGTAGGTTCTGCTTTTAATGAAATTAATTGGGCGGCTGTTGCTTCTGTTTCAGGAGTAGCAGCTCTCTTGTCCATACTCACATCTATTGCCACAGGTATTCCTGAGGCTAAGAACGACGGTGAAGTCCTCCTCAATGAGGCAGGAGAAATGACAAAAATTCAGCTTAACAAAGAAATCGAAGATGTTAAAGCTGGTTCCAAATTTATGTTAAATGTTAAAAAAGAAACACAGGAGGAAAATGAATGAAAACTTTAGATGCTAAGAAAATAGCTGGTTATCCTTATACGGATGGCGGTAAGTTAGATGTGCTTGGTGATGAGGGAATTATTCCTTCTGGAACTAAGATTATTGAAGAGAATGGAACAGGTATTGATGTTTATAATTACGCCGCAGTAGATGTTAATGTGGCTCAAGGCGTTATGGTTAACGAAAGTTACGATATTTCAGAGGGAAAATTAAACGGTGCAACTATTACGTTAGAGGGCGAAGTAGTAGCACATATTCCCGACGGAGTAACAACCATAGGGAAAAAAGCCTTTTGCAATAATGAAGTTATCGAAAAAGTTTTAATGCCCGATAGTGTAACCGCTATTGAGGACGGCGAGCCGTGGAACGGGAGCGGCGCATTTTTGAGTTGTGAAAAAATAAAAACAATTGAATTTTCAAACGCATTAAACAAAATAGGGGATTTTTCATTTTATCAATGTAGCAATTTAACAAATGTTGTAATTCCCGACAGCGTTACGGCGATAGGCACTAGTGCGTTTCAAAGGTGCGAAGCCTTAACAAGTATAACAATTCCCGACGGCGTTTTGACGATTAAACAAGAAACATTCGACAATTGTATAAATCTTACAAGCGTGACAATTCCCGACAGCGTTACAATGATAGGCACTAAGGCGTTTCAATATTGCGGAAACTTAACCTCAATTGTAATTCCCGATAGCGTTACAAGTGTAGGCGGAAACGCTTTTTTCGGTACTGATGACTTAACTGACATCTATTACACAGGCACACAGGCAGAGTGGGAAGCTATAGCGGGAATATCGGACGCAGGAATACCCGAGGGCGCAACAATCCATTACGAATATACACCTGAATAAGAAAAGGATATAAATTATGTTAATAGAAAGAGAATATTACAGAACTCGTAACGATGGAGTTAAATTATATAAAAGTTACTCTGATGCGGGTCTTTATATTTTACAGAATGAGACTCAGAGAAAGTACGATGTCGCTATCGATGTAGAGACAGCGCCGTATACATATACTGAGACCGATGAACCGATTGAAGTTCCTGAGGAGGAGCCTGTAGAGTCGGAAGAATCCGAATAATCTAGTCTTCCTTAAATAAAAATATATTTAAAGTCAACGACAGAGATTATCGCCGAGGAAGCGTTACGCGATTAATAAATGCTAGAATTAAAAAAGAGTGGCTGGTTTCTCTTGGTCCCACTATAAAAACCCACCGTCGCAACTAATTAATAGCGGCTGTTGAATTTATATTTTAAAACAAAGAGGCTAATTAATTAGCTAAAAACTACTCCTATTTTTCAAATTCCCAGGCGTTTTTTTTTGGCGTAACTTTAATCCTTACTTTCATAAACTATATACCTCCTCAACTTTATAGTCTTACATTAGGAGTAGTTTTAATATATTTTATCCCTCGGAGTGTTTTGTGAGTTTTCATTTCGAGGGATATTTTTAAATTTAGATTTTTAGAAAGGTGAATAATTTGGATCAGACCATATTAGTGGCTTTAATAAGTTTGGCTGGAACATTCATTGGTTCATTTTCCGGCCTTCAACTAATAAAATATAGATTAGATAAACAAGAACAAAAAATAGACGACATATCACAAAAAACCGTAACAAAAGAAGAATTTAACGATTTATCAAAGAGAGTTGATAAACATAACAATATAATCGAACGAACTTATATTTTGGAAACAGAAATGGCAAACGTAAAAGAGGATATAAAAGAAATAAAAAAAGTATGAAATACTTAGAATGGGCAGAAGAATATGATAATTCTGCTAAAGTAATAAAAGAAAAAATCGATTTTTATAGAAAAGAGCGTAAAAAATCCAAAAATAAAGAAGAATATTATTCAAAAATTACATATTATAAACATTTATATTATGATTTAATTTATACAAGAAATATGTTATTAAAGAAAGGAAATAAAAATGATTAATATATTCCTTTTAAAAAATAAAAAACTTAAATCCGAAGTTAATAAACAAAATATATATGAGGGCGAGAATAAATTTGATTATATTTATGTAAATTTATCCGAATGTGTAAATGAGTTTAAAACTTCAAATCTTAATGCAGAACTTAGATGCTATGTCGATGATAAACATTATGTTTCGTATGTATTAGATACATCTAAGGAAATAAATAAAATAGACATTACATACGATTTAACAGACAAACCTAGATTTGTTAAATCTTTAATCATATTAACAGATGAAGAAAACGAAATAGTCGGAAAAACAAATTTCGTATCGTTTAGCATCGATAAATCCATAGAGGGTTCTAAATTAGATCCAAGAGAGGATTTAGACGAAATCATCGAAGAACAACGAGCAGAAATAGCCGAACAAGCGGAAACTATTACTACACAAGGTGAAACTATAACTCAACAAGGTGAGCAGATAACAGAGTTAAATGGTGAAGTTAGTACGCTCGAGGGAACAGTCGCAGAACAGCAAGCAACTATTACAAGGCAGAATACAACTATTGATGAATTAAACGAACGCAGAACACCTGTTTATATACCTGCACAGTTACAACCGAAATTAATAACTCCTAAAGATACAACCGAATATTATTCTCCCAGCGAGGGCAAGGATGGATTTTCAGCAGTCACGGTTGAGGGAGCTACAGTTGAAGCTTTAGGATTGAATGAGAATTATTATAAGCTAAACGAGCCATTCCTTGATAAGGTTGGAAAATATAATCCGTTCCCTGAGAATACTTATGGTGGGATATATTTTACAGAATTAAACGAGAATAATTTTCCCGTTGGCATTAAAGTTGTTAATTATGACTTTAACTATAATAATTTTAACGTGCCTGGACTTGAGGCTAATACCCTAAAGAATAACATTAAATCGCTTATTCTTTTGGTTTGTAAAAATGTCAAAATAGGAGGCAGATATTTTGAAAATGCAATATCTTTGATGATTTGTCATCTTGACGGGGTTTCGAGTATAGGTACTGGTGCGTTCGCAGGTTGCGCAAGTCTTAGAGAATTAGTTCTCCCTAACTCTTTAACAAGTATGGGTACTGGTGCGTTCCAGAATTGTACAAGTCTTAGAGAATTAGTTCTCCCTAACTCTTTAACAAGTATAGATACTGGTGCGTTCCAGAATTGTACAAGTCTTAGAGAATTAGTTCTCCCTAACTCTTTAACAAGTATAGGTACTAGTGCGTTCCAGAATTGTACAAGTCTTAGAGAATTAGTTCTCCCTAACTCTTTAACAAGTATAGGTATGTATGCGTTCCTGAATTGTAGTCTTAGAGAATTGACTCTCCCTAACTCTTTAACAAGTATAGGTACTGGTGCGTTCGCAGGTTGCGCAAGCCTTACAGAATTAGTTCTCCCTCAAGGCTTCAATTGCGACGGGTTGAACGTATCATCATCAACTCTCTTTACCGCTGAAACAATAGTCGCTTGCCTTGAAGCCCTTGCAGACCGCACAGGAGAAACAGCTTACACCTTAACAATCGGCACAACTAACATAAACAAGCTAACCGCAGAACAGCGAGCTATAGCTACAAATAAAAACTGGAACTTAGCTTAAGAAAGGAGAAAACTATGCACGTAGACCCTTTAAACGACAGACATTGTTTAGCAGACACAGGAATGGATATAGTCGACAAAGAAGCTAATCCCGAGGACGAATATATTTACCGTACTAAAGAGGTATGGCTCGGGAAAGACGCTGTGTTCAGAGATTATTTTAAGGAAGTACCTGAATTACCACCTGAATTTAAAGAGGAAGAAAATGAATCGGAAAAGTAATTTACTATCAAAAGAAAATATTAAAAAATCTATACCGGAAAATTTAACAAAAGAAGATAAATTATTTTTAAGCATATTTTTAATGGAATTATTTAAAGACGAGGAGGGTTTCAATATTGAGACTTTTATGGGACCAGACTGGTGAGCGTAAATACGAAACTGGAGTAAACCATGGTGTTTTATGGGTTCAAAATGGAGGTTCTTATGGTTCTGGAGTAGTCTGGAATGGTCTTACTGGAGTAACAGAAAGTCCTAGTGGTGCTGAGGCTAATGATATGTGGGCCGATAATATGAAATACGGTTCTATAAGATCTGCCGAAACGTATTCTTCAACTATAGAGTGTTATACATATCCTAAAGAATTTAAAAAATGTAATGGCGAAGACGAATTAATTCCTGGCGTATCTCTAGGCCAACAGAAAAGGAGTTCGTTTGCTTTTTCGTATAGGACAGAAGTTGGAACCGATTCTAATTCTGAAGAAGGCTATAAGATTCATATTATTTACGGAGCTACGGCATCTCCTTCAGAAAGTGCCTACACTACTATTAATGATTCACCTGAGGCTATTACTTTCTCTTATGAAGTGGATACTACACCTATAGATGTTCCTGGATTTAAGCCTACTGCTTCGCTCGAAATAGATACAACGAAACTTACAAAGTATCATAAAGACTTAGGACTTCTTCAGGATTTAGAAGATTATATTTATGGAACAGACGAAGAAGATTCAAAACTTATATATCCGAATGAAGCTGCTGATATTTTAGGAATAAATATTTTGGATGAGAATAATGTAGAGTTTGTATACGATGAAAATGATCCAAATACGCTTATTGGTATATATCTTTCTGATAATATAAATATAAAAAATGCGGCAATAAAAATTCCAGATACGGTAACTAAAATTAATATTAATATAGATTTTACCCAAACAGATATGGGCGATACCGAAAAAATAGATTATATTATATTACCAAAAAATTTAGAGACTTTGAACTCGAGGGTCTCAGGTGCTAGTGCATCTTCTCTTTTTACTCTTAAAAAACTAATAATACCGGATTCCGTAATATATTTTGATACATATTTATTTAATTTTCATAATGAAAAATGCAAAGAATTAAAAATAGGAAATTTAGTAGAATCTTTTGAAGATAATGGACATTTTCAAGAAAGTGGTTTTGAAAAAGTAACAATAGGAAATTCTATAAATTCAATTGGTGCTAGCTTATTTAGAAATTCTTCAAGAATCAAACAATTAAAACTGGGAAATTCAGTTACTGCTATTGGTGCTAAGGCTTTCCAGCGTTGCTCTTCCTTAGTGGAACTGACTATTCCGGACTCTGTGACTAATATTGATGATTATGCATTTGGAAATTGTACGTCTTTACAAAAATTAACAATCGGAAATTCAGTGACGAGTATAGGGAAAAGAGCATTCGCATCATCCGGGCTTAAGAACATAATTATTCCAGGCTCAGTAACCAACATCGATGATGCGGCTTTTGGATTTTCCAATAATTTAGAATCGATAAAAATATTTAAAAATAAAAATAATAATAGCCTGACTTTAAATAATTCTTTTTATAATTGCCCAAATTTAAAAGTAATAGATCTAACAGATTTTGATGCCAATGACTATATTTGGCTGAGTTCGGTAAATGTTTTTTATAATACTCCTGAAGATAAAGTTTTCTTATTCAAAGACCAAGAAACATTAAATGCTTTTGCTTCTAGGTCCAACTGGTCTGCTTATGCAGATTATTTTGTTGTAAAATAGCGTTCTACGGAAAATTTGTTCCTTTCTTTGAGTCCCTCTCTATATTTTGCTGTGGTATAGGGAGGGATAAATTACATATGTTATATATTTTTTTTTCGTAAAAATTACACGGGATATAATGAACATAAGTTCAGTATTTTTATTTAAGAAAGGATGTTTATCATGAAAGTAAAAGCTAGAGGAAATTTTTCAAAAATGTCTAAATTTGACATAATTCGACTAGAATCTATGTATACGATTGATGATTTTGAACTTTATTATACAATTATGAATTCGTATAAAGTAGAAGCAGATATTATGGACAAAATAGTATTTTTGAGAAATACTATAAATGAAGCTAAAACTGAAAAAGAAATAGACAAGGTATTTTATGAATTTAAAGAAAGTACGAATGAAACTTATATTTTATACAATATGTATAAAAACAAAATGAGATTATTAAACAAGAAAAACTATGGCATTCCATTATGCTATTGTAAAGAAATTTGGGCTTGAAACATAGCCCTTTTCTTTTTCGTAAAAATTACACGTCTTATAATGAACATAATGTTAAAGAGAGTGGGTTACCACAGTAATAGTACAATGGTAGTACGCTTAGCAATTGCGCTAAGAGACGCTAGTTCGAAGCTAGCAATCTTTACATATGTTATATTTTTTTTTCGTAAAAATTACATGTTTTATAATAGAAATCTTAAAACGATTTTCAAAAAATTATATTTTTAAAGGAGACATAAAAATGAAAAAAGTTGTTTTAATTTCTATTGGAGTTATATTTGCGATTTTATTAATGTTTAATTTCATTAATGGTTATCGTTATATTAATGAAACTACGAAATTAGGAGAGCAAAAAGAATATGTTGCACGCGTAACAAGCGTGAGATATGATCTTTTGGAAGATGCTGAAGAAGCATTAAATGGGATTGAAAATAAGGAAGACTATGAAATAGTTGAAAAAGAAATTTATATTTCTGAAATGTTATATAAAAATGGATGCAAAAATGGGTATGTTACAATTACATCAGGAGAACCTGATAATTTAACGAAAAACGTTTATTGTGATTATGATTATATAATAGTAGAAAAATAATATTCTTTTGAAAGACTTGAAACATAGTCTTTCTTTTTTACATGTGTTATATTTTTTTCGTAAAAATAACATGGCATATAATAGAAACTTAAAGGAGGTTTTTATTATGAAAGGAAAATTTAAAACTATAGGCAAAATCATGGTATACATTATTATTAGAATTGTGTTATACATTCCTATGATAATATATAACTTTATTTACTTGATGACGATAGGAGTCTATAGAACAACTAAATGTTATATTAATAATTTAAACGGGAACGAATATAGTGCTAGTCCATTAGGTGTATTAATTATACTTATATGGAATTTAGTGGCTTTATATTTGTGGAGTTTATATTATATTATAGACTATTGGGTTGATTCTACACGCTATTGGACGGGTTTAAGTAAATATGTTGGTATTAGAGGATGGATTGCGCATATTTTGATGTATCCATGGTGGACTGTATGGTATTACAAATCTGAAACTAGTAAAGCCTTTATAGAAGGAGCTAAAAGTGAGAGGGAGTCCTAACAAGGACTCTTTCTTTTTCGTAAAAATTACATGGTTTATAATAGAAACTTTAAGGAGGTTTTTATTATGAAAGCAAAACTTGCAAAAAATCTTATAGGTTTAGGAGTAGCCACAATTGGCGCAGCGGTATTTATACCGGTAACTAAATATATGTATGATTCTTTTGAAGATACTATCACCGTTAGCGAATGCGAATCGGTGGACGAAAAAGATGCCAAAAAGAATTTCATCAAAAAGACAGTTACTTATTATGCTGCATGCGGATTAGTTGGTTACGGCTTAGGAACCATGATTAAAAATGCTAGTAAATTTGCTATTAAAAAACTTGTAAAGTAAATTTAAAGATTTGAGGCTTGAAACACAGCCTCTTTCTTTTTCGTAAAAAATACAAGGGGTATAATGAAACTTAATGAAAGGAGTTGCTAAAAATGAATAATTTTTTCGACGAAAAACCAGAAAGAGACTATGGAAAAACTATATTTGATAGTATATTTGGATTGGTTAAATCTATACTGGGATGTATAGCATTTATATTATTCATATTTACTATATGGTTGTTTTTCGATGAATTTTGGGCTATGGGATGGTTGATATTCGGAGTAATTTATTTTATAGTAATGAAATTCATTCGGAGAGGGTCCTAACAAGGACTCTTTCTTTTTCGTAAAAATTACATGGTTTATAATAGAAACTTTAAGGAGGTTTTTATTATGAAAAATTTATCAAAATTAGAAAAAGCTATATTTATTGCTTGTGGTTCGATTTTCATTGTGCCTGCGTATAGGTTTACAAAATATTGCGTAGAAACAACATTAGATGGAATCGGCAATACAGTTGAGAATTGTGATAAATTATTAACTAAAATTAAAAACAGAAAGAAGAAAGAAAAGACTGAGTCCTAACAAGGGCTCTTTCTTTTTCGTAAAAAATACAAGGGATATAATAGAAACTTTAAGGAGGTTTTATTATGAAAGAAAAAAATATTAAAATTATATGTAAAATTATGATGTGTTTTTTAATTAGAATTATATTATTTATTCCACTTATAATATGCAACTTTATTTATTTGGAATTTATTGGAGCGCATAAAGTAATCAAATATTGTTATAATATAAGAGATGACTTGGAATATAAGATAAAGAAACTTATAGCATTTATGTTAATATGTTTAATATATTTTATAACAAGTCTATTATATATTATAGATTATTGGGCCGATTTTGTGCGGATTGATTTAAAAATAAATAATTTTGATAATATTAAGGAATGGTTTTTGTATATTTGGAAAACACCATGTTCAATACATGAATATTTTCTAAAAAAATATAATCAAACACTCAATGAGATGGGGTATGAAAAGACTGAGTCCTAACAAGGGCTCTTTCTTTTTCGTAAAAAATACATGGGATATAATAGAAAGCTTATATTAGTTTTCAAAAATTTTATATTTTTAAAGGAGAAAAAGGATATGAAAAAATTTATTTTTATTGTGAGCGGTTATAAAAACGCTAATTGCACAGCCGGAATGGAGCTTGTAAAAGATTGTGACCCGGAATATACTAATCCGGGTATGATTAAGATACGAGCTGGTCTTTTCGAAGCGGTGATTTTAAAAATGGTTTTTTATAATCACAACAGAAAACATAAAACTCATATCAGAATGAAAAGAAACAAAGATATGGAAATTATTGAAGAATTAGAAAGCGAGATTAAAGAATTACAAAAAGAAATCGAAAGATTAAAAAGAAGAAACAAAAGATTTGGGCTTTAGCACAGCCCTTTTCTTTCTTCGTAAAAATAACATGGCATATAATAGAAACTTAATGAAAGGAGTTGTGGCATATGTGCGGAACTAAATTACCATCGGAGGAGTCCTAACAAGGGCTCTTTCTTTTTTATTTTTCAAAGAAAGGATTTTATATTATGAAAAGAAATATCGTGCGTATAGGAATTATATTTGGAACCGCTGTAGTTGGAGCGGTAGGTTCGTATTATGGTGCTATAATAGCAAAAGAAAGCTATTATAAAATACAGGATATTAAAAAGCTATAAAAACGAGGCGTAAGGAAAAACAACCAAAGCCCGTATATTTTTATGATAAAACAAAAAGAAAGGAAATGTAAAAATGAGCGAAAAGAGTAAGTTTTATTACAATTATAACAAACAAAATTATATAGAATTTTTACAAGATGAGTTTGAATCCCATGGTGTAGAAATTAAATACGATTTTGCTAAAAAATTATATAAATCTATACGAGATTCTATTTTTAAAATTGACTACCCTATATGTTTAAATGTTCGTGCTTTTAATCGCACTGATGAAGCGAAAATATACAAAGATATAATATACATTTTGAAAAAAGAACCTATAGAATCTTTAACTAAAAATTGTAAATATATGACAAAAGCAAAAATTAAAGTTATAACACAATACAGGGAAGAAATACTTCGCAGAGAAAATATAGTAAAACATAAAAATGAACAAGCGGAACAGTACAATCAAAAACTTATAAATTTTTATAAAGAAAAAGAAAGAGAAGATTTTATAAGTAAAGCTAATTCGCAAAAAATACACAGCATATAATAGAAAGCTTAGAATAGTTTTCAACAATACTTTCTAAAGGAGGATATTAAAATGAAAGTAAAAGAAGGTTTAGTAAAGGTTAAAGGAATTGCTAAAAGACATAAGAAAGCTACAGCAGCATGCATTGCTACTTTAGTTGCTGGAGGTTATACTCTTTATAAAAAAGGTATGACGAAAGGCGCTGTTAAGGTGGTATATGTTTTTGAAGACTTTTTTAAAGATCTTAAAGAGCATGATCCTGAAACTTATGAAAAAGTTAATATTCATGCAGATATCTATTCTAGTAAAGATGAAAACAAAGCTAAAGAGGAGGAGTCCTAACAAGGGCTCTTTCTTTTTCGTAAAAATAACACATCATATAATAGAACACGTCTAAAGGAGGTTATATTATGGACGATGTTAGAGCAAAATTGAAAGAAGCTATACTGGATGGGCTTAAAAGATTGAAGGACGAAAAGCTTACATCCGAAGAGAAAAAGGAGCTTAGAAACGAGATTAAAGATCTTGGTGATCTTCTTGTGAAAGCTGAGCAGACTGAAAACGAGGCTATAGATGCCGATAAGAAACGTCGCATTGATTGCGATAAAATTGATATCGAAGCTAAACAAGCCGAAGAAAAAGCTGCAGCGGAAAAGAAGGATCGAAAATGGACTTTTATTCTTGGAGCTATTAAGCTCGGACTTTGGAGTTTGCTAACCGCTTCAATTTATATTTTGGAGCATAAAAGTACAGCTATATTTAACTCTAAATCCATGAAACACTGGAAGATGTAAATCGAAGACTGAGGCTTGAAACATAGCCTCTTTCTTTTTATTTTTTTAAGAAAGGAATTTATATTATGAAAATTAAATACATCGCTTATGACGGAGAAGAATTCGATACCGAGAAAGAATGCCTAGAGTATGAAAAGGAATTCGACGATTTTTGCATAGATTGTAGTAATCATATTTACTGCGAAGATGTGAACGGCGAACCAATTGATTTAGTGCATACTCCATTTAATATAGACCAGGAATTTAGGGTTTATATTTTTAGCGAGCATGGTATCGAATTAGCTAGGGAATTACATAATTATTATGGCGTGTACATGCCTACTAGCACGGGAGCATTCGAGTACGATGGTAATACAGATACTTATATTCCTATAAATAAACAGATTCCATCATTAGAAAATTTATTAAACGAATACAAGGAATTTAGAAATAGAGCAATGAATTATTATGAAAATTCAACCACAGGAGATAATAATTCGAAATTAATAAACGATTTCGCAAAAGCTACAGCGCATAATTATGTGCAAAATAATACAATAAAAGATGTTTCAAACAAAGGCGACAATTAATTAGAAGATACTTAGTCTTAGTAAGGACTCTTTATTTTTCAAAGAAAGGAAACGTAAAAAATGGAGAAAACAATAGTAAACGGATATGAAATAAAACCATATGCAGATCTTAGAGAAGCAGATCTATCCAATATATATCTCGCAAATGAAAATCTTAGGCACGCAAATCTTTACAGAGCAGATCTATCTAGAGCGAATCTTAATGGCGCAGATCTTAAAGGAGCGAATCTTACAAATGCTAATCTATCTAAAGCTGATCTTAGATGGTCGAATCTTAATGGGGCGGATCTTAGAGGAGCTAATCTCGAAGGAGCCAATCTAGACTTCTCGTGTCTACCTTTATGGTGTGGAAGTTTATATACCAACTTCGACAATAAACAAATAATTCAAATAGCTTACCATTTAGTGAAAGCCGGGCTTTATAGTATTAATACTAGTATAGAAATTATAAGTGAATTATACAAAATAAAAGATTTAGCAAATAAATTCCACAGAGTTGAAGAGTGTGGAATTATAGAATAAAAAAGAAAGGAAAAATATGTTTATAAAAAATAAAGAAATATTTTGTTCCAAAGACAAATTAGAAAAACGCAAAGCATATTTGGAACTCACTAATCCAAACGCCAATATTTCAATAAGAACATTATCTGATGGAGCTTTTGAGCTTGAATATTATACTAATGAAGAACAAGAAAATAAAGGTTATACTATAAAAGACATAGCAAAAAATTTTAACGGTTTTAGAGAATTTGATGTTCATTTAATAAACGCTTTAGATGATAGCATCGATAGTATGATGTACACCGAACTAAAATTAATTGAAACTGCATTAGTTATGGAATTTTCTATAGATTTTATGGCTAAATCAATTGATATTAAACTTTTAATTTATTAAAAGGAGATGTGGGCAATTAAAAAAACAAAATTATATTATTGCAATCCTAAGAAAAATTATGAATGCAATAAAAGCCATTGCCATATTAACGGTGGTCCTTGCCATTTAACTACGAAACGAAAATTTCGACAATCAAATATTATAGAGTGTTTAAAACAAAAAATCATATTATTAAAGGAGACATAAAAATGAGTAAATTTATATCACTAGAAACCAAAAAAGAAATAGCAAAATTATATTCAGAAACAACTATGACAACAACCGAAATTGGAGAAAAATTTGGAATTGGGCATGCCACAGTATCTAATATAGCTAGAGAAATGGGATGCAAACCAAGAGCCATTAAAGGAAAACACAAAAAATTTAAAAAATGTGGTAACTGTGGAAAAACAGTGAATCTTCCAGATGTATATTACTGCCCTTATTGCGGGCATAAACTAATGACAGAAAGAGAGGAAATAATTTCTTCATTAAAAATCATAATGAGCGATGTCTTGCTTTTGCCTGAGAATTCTAGGGATATGCATAGGAGAGCAATATTGACTACTATACAATACTTAGAAAGACTCGGAGAGGAAGATCTAAAATGAATAAACAATATAAATATTCTTGTTTTTTATGGAAAGTTAGAAGCAAAAAATTATATAATTTAATACAAAAACTAAATGAAAAGATTTTTATGGAAAGTTCTGTTGAAAGGAAAAAACCTATCGAAATTTTAAAAATCGACGAGGGTTATATGATCGATCGTAGTGACAGAGGAAAAGATATTTTTGAAATCGTATTGCTATGTTCAGAAGACGAAGCAGATTACATGCAAAAAATGTTGTTTCCAAAAACTTGGAAAAATGCTTATCATGGTTTTTATAAAAGACCTGATACATATAACCCAACAACTATCCATGAACGATCAAGAAATATGCATAAGGGGGTTTCTTATATATGAATGTTTTAGAGCAAAGTATAATAAATGATTATTCTGACAATATGATCAAACCGGCAAGAGATTTATGCAAAGCAAAAGAAAATTTAGATTCTTTCATAGAAGAAGCAACTTCAGATCTTCCGAATATAATAAAAAAGCAACAGATTTCGCTCCAATTTGTTAAAGATATTGCTTTTAATGATCTTTTAAATTTATTTATCAGGTTTGTAAAAATTATTCAGAAATACGATGAATCTGTTGAAAAAATAGTTAAAAATGATATAGATCTTTTACAAAAAATTTGTACATCGCAGGTTATTAACGAAATGCTAGACATAAATAAACAGTTTTTAAATGATAACGAGGAGGAAGATGAAGAATGATTAAACTCATTTTAGCAATAATTTTATATTGTATTTTAGTTGCACTAATATTAACATGTATGTGCGTACTTTTTAAAATACATAGATTAGTAAATGGCGTAATAAAAGCATTTAAAAAATTTTTAGAAATGGAGATATAAAAAATGAAAGCTATGCCTAATAAAAAAGAAACAATGAAAGAAAAACTTAAAGCATTGGGGGTTATATTTGCAAAAGTGTCAAAACGCTTTAATAAAGATGAAAAAGTAATATATCTTAACAAATATTCCAATCTTGAGTATAAATGCCATAATTGTGGAGGTGTATTTTCTTTTCTAATAGAATTTGATAAAAATGGATCTTCTCCTCGATTTATGGATAGCCCTAAGGATTTGGACGAGGCTAAGGATTCTATGTTTATCCCACATACTTTTCCTTGTGTTAATTGCATGGCAACGGATGGAACCGCGCATAGGGTTCAATTAACTAAAGGTAATATAAATTCTATAAATTCTGCAGAAGCTGAAATTGTTGGAAAAAATGAAAAAACATGCGAGAATTTTATGGCTAATCCTAAATTACATTATTATCTTAAAAAATCACCATTTTATTTAGGAGATAATTTAATGGTTCCTGTAATTAATAGTGTTGGATTTAAGAAAAATAATATAAATTTTGATGAAACTAAATCAGTGACACTTGAAGGTGAAGAATAGTGACACCTGATCGCCAAAAAGAAACTATATCTGAATTAAATATTGTTGGAAAAAACATTAACAAAGGTATTTCCGACGGAATGCTTAATAAAGAGTTAGATAATAAATATAAAAAATTTATTGAAGAAAACATAGAAATAAATAATCCCAAAGATAAATTGGATTTTTATATTCAATGCCAGATAAAAAATAAAAGGAGGAAGAAAAATGAAAAAATCAGATTTAAAAAACCAAATGATTGTGGAATGCCGAAATGGACTTAGATATATGGTCGTTGATGATATTTTTGTAGGATATAGTAGTTGGCTTTATTTGCATGCATATGATGATGAATTAAAATGTAAAAGTTGCAGAATTGGTGAAAATTGCAAGGATTATGATATCATAAAAGTATATTCACAGGCATATAGTTTTGCTGAAGGGAATTTTTTCTCTGAAGATAAAGTTATTTGGGAACGCTCTGAGGTTAAAGAGGTTACGATGTCGGAAGTAGAAGAAAAATTCGGATGTAAAGTTAAAATTATAAAGGAGCTTGAAGCAAAATGAGAAAATATTTAAAAAACGAGGAGGATTATACAACATGAAGGAAAAATATACAAAATTAAATTCTGATTACGGTAGTTATTTAGTAGAACCTGCCGCACCAAAAACGGAATTGCCAAAATTTTATGCTTATATTTTTAATGAAACGTTGCCAAATTCAGTCAACGAAATAAAGGGCATAATTTACACATCAGGATTTAAAAAAGGAGATGAAGGATATTTGGTTGATTCTGTTAGTGGTTCAACAACAAGATTGCTTGTTTCTCATTCTGAATCTTGGCCTGTTAATCGTGCTTTTGATGCAGAGCCAAAGATGGAAATGAACGACTATGTGCATGCCGAATATATTATAGGAAATGAAATAATATTTGTATCATTTGAAAAAGACTGTGATACAGATAGTATTACAATTCCTCCACACGAATTAGTTAATATAAGTTAAGAAAGGAAGCGATAAAAATGAAAATGTTTTTTGTTTATTTTTTAGTAGCATTACTAGTTTTTAATGCTGTACGTTTTTGTGTTGAATATTTTTCATATAATAGGCTGAAAAATAAATATAGTAAAATAAAATTTGTTATAAATGATTATGAATTACCAGACGAACAATTTTATGCAAAATAAATTTAATTCTGCTATTCTACATTTAATCTTAATCGGCATTGTAATGTTAGCTCCTGCTTCATGGTTGATATAATATGTACCCTATAAGAAATTGGTTTAACAAAACAAAGTATGATATTTGCTATGAAGAAGGAAAAACTTTTGGATTTATTCCTAAAGACAAAAATGGCGAATATCTAGGATGCCCTGGGGAATATTCTCATCCAGGGTCAATAGAAATAAAATGTTTAAAATGTATATATTTAGAAAGGAAATAAAAATGTTTAAACGAAGAAGAAAAAATAAAAAAGTACATGCAACAATAACTTATGAAAAGAGAAAACTTAAAAGAAATATGGTTTGTAAACCCGAGTATATAACAAGTAAAATTGAAGACTTAACACTTGAGGAACTTAGCGGAATTAAAAAGTTTATAAACGCTTTAATCGCCGAAACTGCAGAAAAATATTTAATTGATCCTGCATCTTTTAGACTAAATGGAATGTTACCTTTTATTATTACAAAAGAAGAAGTACAAAATTTTCAAAATACCATCAATAACTCGTAAAAAATACATGCCATATAATAGAAGATGTATAGTTTAATTGGAAAAACGGAACGAAACAATCGTACAATTGCAGGTTCGAATCCTGCTACATCTTCTATATTTTTTTCATTTTATATATTTTTTGAAAGGAGCAAACAAAAATGAAAAATTTACAAACAATTTTTAAATCAACTGGAAAATTCTTGTCGAAAAATTCTGCGGTTATTTTAACTGGATTGGGTGTTGCTGGATTAGTGACGACAACAATCTTAGCAATTAAGGCCGCCCCAAAAGCTAGAGATATTTTGGACGAAGAATGCTATAGACGAGGCGGAGAAGCTTCGGATAAAGCAATCGAAAATTCTTTAGATGACAACGGAAAGGTCAATGAAGAAAAATACAAAAAACATTTCGAAGAATACAATAAAGAATTAACTAAATTTGATATGATCAAGTTAACATGGAAGTGCTATCTTCCTGTATTTATTTCCGGAGCAGCTTCAATCGCTTGTATCATAGGCTCACATTCAATTCACGCGAAGAGACACGCCGCATTAGCAGGCTTATATTCTTTATCCGAAACCGCTATTAAGGAATATAAAGACAAAATTCTTAGTTTAGAAAATGGCAAGGATGTATTGAAAGAAGCCAATGAAAAAATAGCTAAGAAAAATGTTGATAAGAAATCGAAGAAACCAAAGAAATCTTCACCAGATGCCAAAAAAGATATTCAGGAAAAAGATATAATTTCTACTGGAACTGGCGAAGATTTATGTATGGTCGACGGAAGAGTATTTAGATCCAGCAAAGAATATATTCGTTCTTGTGTAAATGATTTAAATGAGGAACTTCTGAATTCTGGAACGGTTATATCTTTAAATGATTTCTACAGGACTATAGGTCTTAGAGGAACTCCCATGGGCGATTATCTTGGTTGGAATACATTTAGACCTTTGAAGATATCTTTCAGTACTGCTGAAACAGAAAATGGAAGGCCTTGCTTGGTTATCGATTATACAAATCTGCCAACTTACGATTTCGAAGAACTTTAAAAAAGGAGAATTGAAGGTATATGATATGGTGGGTATTTTTTGCTTTATTGATACTTTTAATAGTCGCCATTATCTTTGTTGGAACTGAAGACGATGACGATGATAATTTTTATTAAAATTTCGTAAAAAATACATACGTTATAATGAAACCCTAAACATAAAAAAGAAAGGATTTGATATTATGTTAAAAGAATTTTTATTTAAGGGTACTAAATCAGGTTTAGGCAAGATATCTCTGATTGTTGGAGGTATTGCAGCTGGATTCGAACTTGCGAGTGGTGTTTTATCATTCGCCAATGAGAAGAAAGAATACAATGCAAAACACAAAAAGATGATTGATGTCGAAGCTGAACCTGTAGAGGAAGCTACTGAAGAAATTCAGGAGACAGAAGTCGAAGAAAAAGAAGAATAAAGGGTTTATTTGAGAGTCTATATTACATAGGCTCTCTTTTTATACCTAAAAGGAGTTATATTTATGCCAAATGACCCAAATTTAAACAAAAACGGTACTATAGACCCTTACAATCTACCATCAAACAATAAAAAATCTAAAGAAATTCAAGAAAAAAAGACCAAAAAAGTGATTTCTGGAGAGGTAACAGAGAAAAAAAGCTTCGGAAAAAAGTTTTCTGAGACATTTTTAGCTGGAGATTTGAACTCTGTAAAGGAATATTTGATAACAGATGTGCTAATTCCGACTATTAGAGACACTTTATCGGCGGTTTTGCATGGAAGTTTAGATGTTTTGTTTGGAGATTCTGGTAGAAGAAGGGATCGAAGCGGAAAAACTTACGTTAGTTATGATGGATTTTCGAGAAGATCATCCAGAAGAGATCGAGATGAACCACGAAGAAGCGAAAAAAGAGGAAGATTTGACGCTGAGGACTATTTATTTAGCAAAAAATCTGATGCTGAAGACGTTTTCAATACTATGATTGATATTTTTGAGGAATATAATCAAGTAACAGTTGGGGATTTCTTGGATTCTATAGGAAAAACTGGAGATTATACAACAGAAAATCATTATGGATGGATAAATTTATCAGATGTTAAAGTGAAACGCATCCGAGATGGTTATATTTTAGATTTACCAAGACCGGTATTATTAAAGTAAAGGAGAAGAAAATGAAAAAGAAAGTATTGTTAACAATTGGCGGAATAATTGCTTGTATTATTTGCATATTGGTATGTGGTGCTTCTTGTTCTAGTTGCGATAGAATGGGAAAAAGTATAGAATCGAATATGAGCGGTGGTTTAGATCGAACAATAAAAATATATTCTTATGATGGAAAGCTTCTTTCGGAGCATAAAGGAAAATTCGATGTCCAAGATAGCGAAAATAAAATTTTATTCGATTTAGACGGAAAACGTTATATTTATTATAATACTGTTGCCGAAATTATTGAAAAGTAGGTGAAAAAAATGGCATTACTTAGACATTGCGATATTTGTAATCATGCTATTGAAGACGGATATATTAAATTAAATGCATCTATTTTCGGAAAGAAAAATCCGATTGAAAATAAAAGAAAAATAATAAATTTAGATCTTTGTACCGATTGTTTCAACGAAATAAATCATCAAATTGAAAAAATAAAAGGAGAGAAATAAAAATGGCAAAAGGTAATATTATTAAATCAGCAGCAAGGGCGACTGGATTATTTTTTAAAAAGAATAGTCCTATTATTTTAACAGTGGCAGGAATTACAGGATTTGTAGCGGCAGGAGTATTGGCATGTAGGTCTACTCTTAAGGCCGGAGATATTATAGACGAAGCAAAAGCAGATTTAGATGATGTAAAAGAAGCTAAAAAAGCAGTTGCTGAAGCTATTGAAAATTCGGACGATGATATCGATTACGACGAGGAAAAATTTGACGACTATGAAACATATTTAAAAGTTGGAGCTAAAAAAGAAATTGCTGGAATTTATGGTAAAGCAGCTCTTAATTTCTTAAAATTGTACGGCCCGAGTATTATTTTAGCGGCCGGTTCAATCGTATGTATTCTATCTGGTCATAAGATTATGCGTAAAAGAAATGCAGCAATCGCAGCGGCATATGCAACTCTCGACCGTTCATATTCTGAATACAGAAAGAGAGTAAAAGACAAATACGGCGAAGAAGAGGAGTTAAAAATTCGTCATGGAGAAAGAACCGAAACTGTAGAAAAAGTTGTAAAAGACAGCAAAGGTAAAGAAAAGAAACAGAAAGAAGAAGTATCTGTAGTAGATAGTCCAAGCGGCTATGCACGTTTCTTCGATGAGGCCTCCGAATATTGGACAAAAAGTCCTGAGCAGAATCTTTTCTTTGTAAAAAGTGTAGAAGAAGAGCTTAATTGGATGCTAGAGTCGAGAAAAGATGGTGTTGTTTTCCTGAATGAAGCATATAAGAAACTCGGAATTCCTCTTACTCAGGCAGGTCAGTTTGTTGGATGGAAATATGACGGAACTCCTCATAAAATCGATTTAGGTATATTTAATTCAAATCGAGAGAAATGCAGAGATTTCGTAAACGGCTATGAACGTTGCATTATAATCGATCCGAATGTTGATGGTGTTATTTGGAACGAGCTCAAAGAAGATCAGGGATTAGATTTCAAAGGCAGCGGTAACTTTTGAAGAGATATAATGGATTATCCAGAATTGTATTGTTATATGGAGGAATAAACGATGAAATGGTTACTTCCTGAATCGTGCGGTTGGTTTATAATTGGCGGCATTATAGGATACACGTTCATGTTTGTTATGGCATTGATTTCAACTAGGAAACTTCGAAGTTCATTAGCCGAAGAGCAGTACCATAATAAATTGTTGAAAATTGAATTAATGCAGGCCAAGAATAAATTAGAAGCTCAAAGAGATAAGTATTGGCAGAAAGCAATCGACTCGCTGAAAAAAGGTTACGGTAAAGAAACAAACCAAATAATATCTGATGAGATCGAAGAAAAGGATTAAAAAATGGGAGCTATAAAAAACAAAATAATAAAAAAGAAGCGTGAAAAATGCGGGATATTTATTAAAAAACGGTTTTATGAAGAAAATTTGAAAGAGGTTTGCAAAAACTTAAACTATCCTCTTAAAGGCAGTTGTGTTGGCTCAGGGCATTTAGTCTTGGGCCAAGAAAAACCTCCTAAAGGAACCGTTAAAACAGATTATCATCCTAGATATAATTATATTCGTAAAATCTGTATTAGTTGTCCGTATTACAGATACGCAAAAAATGAAAAGGAGATAAAAGAGCATGAATAAATCAATTGTAGGTATATTGTCTTTTATATTTGGCGCGACTTTGGGTTTTGGAGCATCATATTTTCTATTAAAGAAAAAATTCGATGATGATTTACAGAAAGTCGCAGATGATTCTTTTTTAGAGGGTCAGAATGATATTTTAGAGCAGCAATATGGTGGAGATGATTCACAAGAAACTGTAGAATTTGAGAAAGATATGAGCAAACTCGAGGAAATGTATGAGGATATATTAGAAGATTTTGAAAAAACAGAGAATTCTCCGGTTTCTGAGCCAATAAATTATGAAAAATATTCTAAATCTGTAGAAAAAGCAGAGAAAGAATATCCTATAGAAGACGATGATATTAAAGGAATAGAATTTATTGACGAAGACCAATATTCCGAAGATTGTTTATACTACGATAAAAGATGTCTTAAATTTTATTTAAAAGACACAGAACTTAAAGATGAGAATGACGAAGTTATTGTTGACCCTCATGAAATAATTGGCGGATGGGCAATGTTACATGTTGCTTCTGAAGCTAACGAAGATGGTTATGTGTTTGTTAGAAATAATAATTTAGGCGCAGATTACGAAATAAAAGTAATAGATGATTTGGACGAAGATGATAGTGGCCCAGGAGAAGAAGGAGATGACGATGATTAAATGCAGCTTGATAAAATTAGCGGAGAGTATTTTAATTGGCTGTGTGACCTAGTCGGTATTAATGCTCCAGATAATAGTTATTTTTTACTTGCTCAGAAACTTCATTCTTATGATTTTTTCGAAATTGTGAAGAATGATGATAATAGAAGACAAGATGGTTTATTATTAAGAAGAGATTTCTGCTCCGAAATTGCTTGTGATAATTCTATAGAAGAATCATTATATTTAAATGAGCTAAATGAACTTGAAGGAGAATGTTCTGTATTCGAAATGCTAGTTGCGTTTGCTGATAGAATACATGAAGATTTTACTCCAGATGATAACCATGATAGTGTTTATTGGTTCTGGGAAATGATAACAAATTTGGAACTTGACGAATATAATGATGAGGATTATTATGATAGGAATGCTAATTATTATATTGATGTTGCTGTTGATAAATTTGTTAATAGAAAATATCGGGCAAATGGATATGGCGGTTTGTTTCCTCTTGACCATAGCAAACAAAATCAAAGAAAAGCAGAAATTTGGTATCAAATGACAACATATTTGATGGAGAAAAATTTAATGATTTAGACTTAGCCGAAAGGAGACGGTGATGTGCGAAAAAGAAATAGTGATAATGGCCATGATAATGTTTAATAAAAAATTTGATAAATTTTTAAAAAAGAACAATATTGGTTATTCAATAAACCTGCGTGATACTGTTTCGGTAATGTTTTGTTTTCATGAACTTGATGATGAAACATTAGAAATTAAGATGCTCGATATAGTGTTTTTATGCCATAAAGGTGGAGGATTAAAACATTTAGAAACATTTCTTCTAGAATATATGGAAGAACAAAAAGAATTATATAAAAAGGAGACGGTGAAAATGGCTACTGTTGTAAGATGTGATATTTGTGAACGTATTCATGACGACCGAGATTATAATTTTGAAAACATAATTCGTTGCAATATAAACAACGATATTGAACTTGATATTTGCCAAGAATGTTTTGACAAAATTAAAGTTTTTTGCTCGGATATTAACGCAAATTACAAGAAAATTCTAGACAATATTCCGGCAAATGATGGTAAAAAAGCATAAAAATCTGTGACGTTTTTGTGACACTTGTGACGTTTTTGAAAAAATTTTTAGGCCAAAATTTTGAACAAAAAATAATTTGTGACAAAAAAGTGTCACATTGTGACGTTTTTGTTTCAAAAGTGTCACACCCAAAAACCCAGTGTTTATGCGGGTTTCGGGACTTTTTTTGGCCATTTGTGACGTTTTTGCAAAAATTTCTTTAAAACTTTATAAGAGAAAAATAATATATATAAAGTTTTGTTTTTGTTACACTTTTTTGTCACAAGTGTCACACGAATAAAAATGATTAAAAAATGAAAAATCGAAAGGAGACTGAATTGTATGATTAACTATTTTTTATTAGGGCTTCTTATTGGTAGTTTATTAATATGGATTGTTTCTACAATTTATATTTTTTGGTTGACAAAAACTCATAAAGAAGAAGTAGACTCTATTACCGCAAAATATAATAGAGAAAAAGCCGATAATACAGTGCTTATGACTAAAATCCGAGTCTTGCAGACCGAAAAAGATTTAGAAAAAGCAAAAAATAAAGTATTTAAAGAAGCTATAGATAAATATGGCGATGAAATACTGGAAGAAACATTTAAACAGTACACAGAATATCTTAAAAATAATAATTAAAAATTGAAAGGATAATATAAGAATGGACTTCTACCAAATAAAAGAACGAAGTGCTAAGAACGGTGTTCTAGAAATTTATCCAGATTTTAGAGTGTGCAGATCTAAAGACCTTATGGTTAGAGGAAAAAGTTTCTATGCTATTTGGGATGAAGAAAATGGTTTATGGTCAACTGACGAATATGATGTCCAAAGAATTATTGATAAAGATCTTTTGGAGTATAAAGAAAAAATAACATCTAGAACAAATTCTTCAGTTTATGTAAAATTGATGAGCGATTTTTCAAGTAATAGCTGGGTTCAATTTAAAAAATATGTTCAGCATATTTCTGATAATGCACATCAATTAGACGAATCATTAACATTCTCAAACACTGTAGTAAAGAAAAAAGATTATATAAGTAAAAAATTAAATTATCCATTAGAAAGGGGTGATTATAGTGCTTTCGAACAAATTATTGGAACATTGTATGAACCAGATGAACGAGCAAAGCTTGAGTGGGCGATTGGATCGGTCATTGCGGGAGACGCAAAAAACATTCAGAAGTTTATTGTCCTTTATGGCGAAGCTGGCGCTGGTAAATCAACTATTCTTAACATTATCCAGAAACTTTTCGAAGGATACTACACGACGTTCGAAGCGAAAGCGTTAACATCTAGTTCGAATGCTTTTAGCACAGAAGTATTCAAATCAAATCCATTAGTTGCTATTCAGCATGACGGCGATTTATCTAGAATTGAAGATAATACCAAATTAAATAGTATCGTATCTCATGAAGAAATGACCATGAATGAGAAATATAAACCTAGTTATATGTCTAAAGTAAATTGTTTTTTGTTTATGGCGACAAATAGGCCTGTAAAAATAACAGATGCAAAATCTGGAGTCATAAGAAGACTTATAGATGTAAAACCATCTGGAAAAAAGATACCACCAAAAAAATATAATGCATTGATGTCTAAAATAGATTTTGAATTAGGTGCTATTGCTGAACATTGTCTCGAGGTTTATAGAGAAATGGGAAAGAACTATTATCAAAATTATAGACCTTTAGAAATGATATTACAAACAGATGTATTTTTCAATTTTGTTGAAGACAATTATTATATTTTTAAAGAACAAGATGGAGTGTCTTTAAAACAAGCTTATGATATGTATAAAACATATTGCGATAATTCTTTGGTTGATTTTAAATTACCTAGATACAAATTTAGAGAAGAATTAAAGAATTATTTTAAAACCTTTGAGGCTGTTGCCAGAATAGATGGTAAACAAGTTAGAAGTTATTATACAGGATTTATATCTTCAAAATTTAATTCTTCTGTTTTAGACAAAAATGAAGAAGAGAAACCAAACTCTTTGGTATTAGAAGAAACCAAATCTTTATTTGATGATATGTGCGCAGATTGTTATGCTCAATATGCAACTAAAAAAGAAACACCATTTAAAAAATGGGAAAACGTAAAAACGAAACTATCAGATTTAGACACTAAAAAACTTCATTATGTTAAACCTCCGGAAAATCATATTGTTATTGATTTTGATATTAAAGATTCTGATGGAAACAAATCCGCTGAATTAAATTTAAATGCCGCAAGTAAATGGCCCCCCACATATGCAGAATTTAGTAAAGGAGGAAATGGAATTCATTTACATTATATTTATGATGGGGATGTTAGCAAATTAAGTAATGTTTATTCTGATGGAATTGAAATTAAGGTATTTTCTGGTAAAAGTTCGCTAAGAAGAAAATTAACAAAGTGCAATAATATTCCTGTAGCAACTATTAACAGCGGATTACCTTTGAAAGGAGAAAAGATGATAGACTTTACTCAAGCCTATAATGAAAAAGCAATAAGAACTCTTATAAAAAAGAATCTTAATAAAGAAATTCATCCCGGAACAAAACCTAGTGTAGAATTTATTTATAAAATATTAGAAGATTCTTATAATTCTGGAGTTCATTATGATGTTACAAATTTAAGACCGGAAATATTAGCTTTTGCAAATAATAGCACACATCATTCTATATATTGTGTTGGTCTTGTTAGTAAAATGAAATTTAAATCAGAAGAACCTAGCGAGAATGTAGAACAATATGAAGAAGATGTTATCGTATTTTTTGATGTTGAAGTATTTCCTAATTTATTTTTAGTAAACTGGAAATATCAAGGAGATGACAAGAAATGCGTAAGAATGATAAATCCTTCACCATCTGATATTGAGCAGTTATTAAAATTTAAATTGGTCGGATTTAATTGCAGGAGATATGATAATCATATTTTATATGCAAAATATATCGGTTATAATAATCAGCAATTGTATAAATTATCTCAAAGAATTATAAATGGCAGTAAGAATGCTATGTTCCAAGAAGCATACAATTTATCTTATACTGATGTTTATGATTTTATGGCTAAGAAACAGTCTCTTAAGAAATGGGAAATAGAATTGGGAATTCATCACCAAGAACTAGGGCTTCCTTGGGATGAACCAGTTCCTAAAGAGAAATGGGAATTAGTTGCAGAATATTGTGATAATGATGTAATTGCTACCGAAAAAGTTTTCGAATATGGAGAAGCTGATTTTATTGCAAGAGAAATCTTAGCAGATTTGAGCGGATTAACTGTCAACGATACGACAAATCAGCATACAGCTAGACTTATATTTGGAACAGAAAGAAATCCTCAATCAGAGTTCATTTATACCGATTTATCGGAAATGTTTCCTGGATATGAATATAAAAATGGAAAAAGTTTTTATAGAGGAGAAGAACCTGGCGAAGGAGGTTATGTTTATGCAGAACCCGGAATGTATGGTAATGTTGCATTACTTGATGTAGCATCTATGCACCCAACAAGTATAGAGCAGTTAAATTTATTTGGCGATACTTATACTAAAACATTTAGCGATATTAAGAAAGCCAGAATATTAATAAAACATGGCGATTTTGAATCTGCTGGAAAAATGTTTGATGGCAAACTAGAAAAATGGCTTGAAAATAAAAGTATTGCTAAATCTTTGTCTTATGCATTAAAAATAGCTATAAATTCTGTTTATGGTTTAACATCTGCTAGATTTGAAAATAAATTTAAAGACCCTAGAAATGTTGATAATATTGTCGCTAAGCGCGGTTCTTTATTCATGATTGATTTAAAGAAAGCTGTTCAAGAAAAAGGATATACCGTTGCTCATATTAAAACCGATTCAATAAAGATACCCGATGCTAATAAAGATATTATCGATTTTGTTATTGATTTTGGAAAGAAGTATGGATATTCTTTTGAGCACGAAGCAACATATGAAAAAATGTGTCTTGTTAATGATGCAGTATATATCGCTAGATATTTGGATATAAATTCTTGTGAAAAATTATATGGTGCAGACTACGTCTATAGCTCTTATGAAACATTGGCAGATAATAAGGAAGAGTCTGGAAAATGGACAGCAACTGGAGCGGAATTTGCGCATCCATATTTATTTAAAACTTTATTTAGTAAAGAACCCATAGAGTTTGAAGATATGTGTGAAACAAAAACTGTTACTGGTGCATTATATTTAGATATGAATGAAGATCTTCCAGATGTTAGTGAAATAGATAAAGAACTTAAAAACAGAGAAAGTGCTGCTAAAAATAAGAAATCTTTATTTCCAGATGTTTCAACATCCGATTTAATAGCTATGTCTTCAGAAGGACATGATTATCATTTTGTTGGAAAAGCTGGCTCATTCTGTCCAATATTGCCTGGAAGAGGTGGCGGAATATTGTATAGAGAAAAAGATGGAAAATATTATGCGGCCACAGGAAGTAAAGGATATCGTTGGTTAGAATCGGAAGTAGTAAAAGCCAACAACAAAATTGATGACATAGACAAATCATATTTTAATGATTTAATAAACTCGGCAATTTCGGATATCGAGTTATATGGCGATTTTGAATGGTTTTCTTCAAATGACCCATATTTAGGAAAATTAAAAGAATCCGATAAGCATATTTGGCCATTTTAAAAAAAGAAAGGATGATTAATTATGGCAAACAACACATTAGCAATTGAAAATGCAAGATTAGTATTTAGAAACTTCAGCGGAAAAGAAGGAAAATTTAATCCCGCTGGAAGAAGAAATTTCTGCGTTCTCTTAGACCCAGATATTGCAGAACGTCTAGAAGATGATGGATGGAATATAAAATATCTTGAACCTAGAGATGAAAATGAAGATAGACAGGCATATTTATCTGTAGCTATTTCTTTTGATAATATTCCGCCTAAAGTTACTTTAATTACTTCAAGAGGAAAAACACTTCTTAGTGAGGACGAAATTAATATTTTAGATTGGGCTGAGATTGACTCAGCAGATTTAATCATTCGTCCGTACAATTGGGAAGTAAACGGAAGAAGCGGCATTAAGGCTTATACTAAAGCTTTATATGTTACTTTGGTTGAAGACGAATTTGAATCTAAATATAATGATGTTCCCGATAGTGCTGCCAATAGCATGCAGATAGATGAGTAATATAATTTTAAAACCTCATCAAAAAGAAGCTTTAAAAAAAATGCGATCTGGCTCCATCCTATGTGGTGGAGTCGGGTCAGGGAAATCATTAGTTTCACTTTTTTATTTTTTGAATATTGATTGCAAAAAGAATCCTAAACATAATAATTTATATATTATAACAACCGCTAAACAAAGAGATGATTTTCATTGGGTTGATGAATGCGTTCGAATAGGCGGAAAAGTTAAAGATAAAAAAGTTACATTTTATGATAAAATAAATGTTTATATAGATTCTTGGAATAATATACAGAAGTATTCAAATATTACAAATGCTTTTTTTATTTTTGATGAGCAAAGAGTTGTTGGACATGGTGCATGGTCTAAATCTTTTATTAAAATAGCAAGGAATAATAATTGGATATTATTAAGCGCCACTCCAGGTGATAATTGGATGGATTATATTTCTGTTTTTGTTGCAAACGGTTTTTATAGAAACAGGACGCAATTTATAAACAGACATGTTGTATATGATAGATATATAAAATATAAACCGAAAGATTTTCTAGAAAAAAAACATTTAGAAAGGCTTAGAGATAGTATTTTAGTTGAAATGCCTGATGAAAGAAAAACAATAAGGCATGAAAAATATATTTATACAGATTATGACAAAAAACTTTTTAATATAATAAAAAAAGATAGATGGAATCCATTTGATGATAAACCAATAGAAAACAGCGCAGAATATTGTCGACTAATGAGAAAAGTAGTTAATAATTCTAATAAGATTCAAACTGTTTTAGAATTATTGAAAAAGCATAAAAAATTAATTATATTTTATAATTTTAATTATGAATTAGATATGCTTAGAAATATAAAAGACATTATTATTGCTGAATGGAATGGGCAAAAACATGAAAAAATTCCTAATACTGATACTTGGTTATATTTAGTCCAATATAGTGCTGGCGCAGAAGGATGGAATTGCATATCTACAAATGCTATTTATTTTTTCTCTTTAAATTATTCATATAAAATTATGGAGCAAGCACGAGGAAGAATAGATAGATTAACGACTCCGTTTACAGATTTATATTATTATTATGGAATAACAAATTCTCTAATTGATTTAATGATAATAAAAGCTTTAAAAAATAAGAAAAAATTTAATGAAAAAGCTTTTGCTATCAAAAAATTCAATTCGTAACTATTACATGGGCTATAATAGAAGAGGAGGAGAGTATGCACTTCTCTTATATTTTTTACTCTTCTTGAAAGGAAAAGCATATGCCAAAAAGAGAAAGTAAATTTCAATCTGAGTTAAAGAAAGAAATTAAAACAATGTTTCCAGGAGCTATTGTTCAAAAAATGGATTCATCAGATATTCAAGGAATACCTGATTTATTAATTTTGTACAAAGATAAATGGGCAACATTAGAATGTAAAAGAAGTGAGAATTCTCCTCATAGACCAAACCAAGATCATTATGTAAACAAAATGAATGAGATGTCATTTTCAAAATTTATTTATCCCGAAAACAAAGAGGCGGTATTAAATGAACTTCAAAAAACATTTAGATCTAGTAGGTAAGCATGCTTTTTTAGGAGCAAGCACTTACCATTGGATTAATTATGATGCCGACAAAGTTGCAGAAAAATATGAAACTATGTTGGCTAAATTAAAAGGAACAGAGCTTCATGATTTGGCTTGTCAATTAATAAAAAATAATGTAAAATTGCCAAAATCTAAAAAGACATTAAATATGTATGTCAATGATGCAATTGGGTATAAGATGATACCTGAGCAGCCGTTATATTATTCAGATAATTGTTTTGGCACAGCGGACTCTATTTCTTTTAAGAAAAAATTATTAAGAATTCATGATTTAAAAACTGGTAAAAATCCAGCATCAATGAAACAATTATATATTTATGCAGCAATATTTTGTTTGGAATATAAGATAGACCCAAACGAAATAGATATAGAACTTAGGATTTATCAGAATGATGAAATTTTTGTAGATTTACCAGAAAAAGAAGATATCCTATATATTATGCATAAAATTATAGATTTTGATAAAATTATAGATTCTATGAAAGCTGAGGTATAATTGAAATGTCTGATTTTTTAAAGCATTGGGGAACTCCTAGACATTCTGGAAGATATCCTTGGGGTTCTGGTGATAATCCTTATCAAGGTTATAAAACTTTTCAATCACAAGTATCCGATTTAAAGAAAAAAGGACTTAGCGAAAAAGAAATAGCCGAAGGATTTGGTTTAAATACAAAAGAATTAAGAGCCAGAGTTTCTGTTGCTAAAGATGAAATAGGAAAGTATGAAATGTCTCAGGCTATAAAGCTGAAAGAAAAAGGATATTCTAATACTGCTATAGCAAAAAAGTTTGGAGTTTCAGAAGGAACTGTTAGAAATTATCTTAAACCAGACCAAGATAGAAAATTAAATCTTACTCAGGCAACTGTAAATGTTTTAAAGAATAGTGTAGATAAAAATAATTATATCGATATTGGTTCTGGAGTAGAAACTCATATGGGTATTTCTTCTACTCGTTTAGGAACCGCTGTTCAGCAATTAAAAGAAAAAGGATATAAAGTTTATTATGTTCAAACCGAACAGCTTGGAACTGGAATGAAAACGTCTGTTAAAGTTTTAGCAAAACCTGGAACACAATGGATTGATGTTAATCAGAATAAACATAAAATTAAATTGCCAATTGAACATTCAGAAGATAATGGCAAAACATTTAGAAAAATAGAACCACCAAGAAGTGTTGATTCTTCTAGAGTTAAAATTAGATATGCCGAAGATGGCGGAACTGAAAAAGATGGTGTTATAGAACTTCGAAGAGGCGTAGATGATATATCTTTAGGAAAAGCTAATTATGCACAGGTTCGAATTGCTGTAGATGGAACCCATTATCTTAAAGGCATGGCTGTTTATGGTGATAATATGCCTAAAGGCGTTGACATAATCTTCAACACAAATAAGCATAAAGGAACACCAATGCTTGGCGAAGATAAAAATAACACTGTTTTAAAAGCCATGAAGAAAGATAAAGATAATCCTTTTGGCGCAACAATAAAAGATGATAATGAATTAATTTTAGCTCAAAGACATTACATCGACAAAGATGGCAAAGAACAATTGTCGGCTTTAAACATTGTTAATGAAGAAGGAAACTGGGGAAAATGGTCAAGAAATCTATCTTCTCAGTTTTTGTCAAAACAGAATTACCAATTAGCAAAAAGGCAATTAGATTTAACTTATAAAGCTAAAGCCGAAGAATTTGAAGAAATTAATCACTTGACAAATCCCGTCATTAAGAAAAAAATGCTTCAGGAATTTGCAGATGGATGCGATGCGGCAGCAGTTCATTTAAAAGCCGCAGCTTTACCGCGACAATCGACTCATGTTCTTCTTCCCTTTCCTGATATGAAAGAGAATGAAATTTATGCTCAAAGATTCAGAGATGGCGAAGAAGTTGCTCTTATTAGATATCCTCATGGAGGAATATTTGAGATACCTGTTTTAAAAGTTAATAATAAAATTCCATCAGCTAAAAGAATTATCGGAAGTTCTGACGATGCTGTTGGAATAAATGCTAAAGTAGCAACTCAGCTATCTGGTGCAGATTTTGATGGCGATTCGGTCGTTGTATTCCCGACAAAAGGGCAAAAGATAAGAACAAGTAAATACCTTAAAGAGTTGGAAGGATTTGATCCTAAGGAAAGTTATCCTGCTTATGAAGGAATGCCAGAAATGAAATCCAGAACTAAAGGTATTGAAATGGGCAAAGTGTCGAATCTTATTACAGACATGACAATCAAAGGAGCCACTCCTGATGAAATAGTTAGAGCAGTAAAACATTCGATGGTTGTTATTGATGCCGAAAAGCACTATTTAAATTATAAACAGTCTGCTAAAGATTATGGCATTGCCCAATTAAAAGAAAAATACCAAGGCGCTAAAGATGGCGGAGCTTCTACTGTAATATCTAGAGCTAGTGCTGAGAAATCTGCTTTAGATAGAAAAGAAAAGATAGACCCAGATACAGGAAAGAAAGTATACGAATATACAGGTAAGAGTTACGTCAATAAAAATGGTAAAGTTGTTAATGTATCATCTAAATCAACACAAATGGCGGAAACCGATGATGCATTTACACTGACGTCTGGTGGCAGTAAAGAAAATCCAGGAACACCAATTGAGTATATTTATGCTTCTCATGCTAATCGTTTAAAAGCTATGGCTAATGATGCTAGAAAAGAGTATATGGCAACCAAAAACATACCCTATTCTCCTGAAGCTTATCAGAAGTATAAAAGAGAGGTTGATTCTTTAAAAGGTAAACTAAATATTGCAAAGAAGAATGCGCCTTTAGAGAGAAGAGCTCAGATGCTTGCCAATAGGAATGTTCAGCTTAAGAAAGAAGCTAATCCTGATATGGACAATGATTCTTTAAAGCGTTTAAGAGGACAAGAACTTAACAGGGCTAGACTTAGAGTTGGGGCTAAGAAACAAAGAGTTGACATAAGCGATAAAGAATGGGAAGCTATTCAGGCTGGTGCTATAAGAACCAATATGCTTACAGACATAGTAAACAATACAGATTCGGATAAGCTTAAACAATTGGCAACTCCAAGAACAATGTTGACTATGACTCCAGCAAAGATAGCTTTAGCTAAAAGCAGAATCGATGCTGGTTATAGTCTTGCTGAAGTTGCAGATTCTTTAGGTGTTTCGGCAAGCACAATTTCAAAAGCATTAAAGTGAAAAGAAAGGAAAGTTGAATGAACACAAACGAAACAAGAGAAACTTGGATTACTACTAAAGACAATCCTTTTGATTTCTTCAATGACTTTGACAATTGGTATCAGTTCGATGAAGAAAAAGGTTACAGAACTTGCGAGTATGTTGCCAGAATAGCAAAGACTTCAGACGAATTGAGCGAATTAGATTATTCTGAAGCTATTGAAGAAGCTTTGGATGAAATAATGAGAAATAATGTTCTCTTAATCTACAAAAGAATTTATAATGATCAATAAAATAAATTCTTAAATATAAATATAATATGACATAGCCAATGAATATGCTTGGCATAGGGGGGGGTCTCGAAAAATATACCCCCCCTTCGTCAT